TTATATAGCTTTTAAATATTCAGGTTCTATTGCATCAGTAGATTCAGTGTCTTCATTATTTTTCTTAAAACACTTTCTTTCCCACTTTTTGACTTCGATAGTTAAGTATCGTTTCACAGCACCAGGCGTTTTACCAAATGCAGGGGCAGGGAAAGGGATGCCCCAAGGTGTCATAATTTCCCAGCGACTTAATGTTCGCTTGCTAATTTCGTACTTTTTACATATGGCATTGGACGTTAAATACTTTTCCATTTAGCCCTCCAAACTACCCGTAGCTTTTTCTTTGGAAAAGCTCCAAGGATCTTCAACTTTACCTAGCTTAATTGAGTAACCTAGATACTCATTAAGTTTTTCTATCTTTCGAATTTTAGCTAAGTGGTCCGGTTGATAATTGAAGTGGTACCAACTATTCAATTCATCAACAATTGCCAATAAATCGTTAAGTTCAAGATGGATTCTCTGCTTATTGTTTAGCTCCATTGCAGGATGTTTTTCATTCATACCAAATTGAGCAGTTTTTAAAGCAATTTGGGCGACTTCTGTAGCTTCTTCGGCTAGTTTCATCAACAAAAATTGTTCATGGGACATCTTGTTCATAAGTCAGCTCTCAACTCGTTTTGGCCCAATTTAATACAACCTTCCTCCGGTAAATCAGCATACCAACAGTAGAATCCTGCACCGTCATAACCATCTACGAGCCATTTGATTGTCATTTCAGTATCCATTTGGAATTGATCTTTCTCACCATCAGGGGCTCCAAAATCAAAGGCATCTTTCAGTTCGGCGCAGGTTAAAGTTACTGCTCGTGTTTCAGGTAATGCTACTTCCTGAACTTTGGCTTTTATCTGCCATAAATCCCAACCTAGCTGTGACTTTGAATTTGTATACTCTCCGCCTTCAAATTCAAGTTCACGCTGTTTACCACCAACACTCAAATAAGCTTCTTCAAATGCCACTCTTTCCTTATTCAAATCTATCATCCGCCTTCACCCAAAAAAGTTGTCTCTAACCACCAGTTTTTGTTGTCTTGAAGATATTTTTCATGGTCTTCTTTGCTTCCTTGCCACTCCTCAAAAGTAATAGCATCAGCAATGCATTGACCGACTGTTGGAAAAGCTTGTAAGGCTTCTTTCTTAAGTCGGTAAACAAGCTGTTTACCAATTTTTTGAGTGGGTACCGGATGTAAAATGGGGCTAGATTCAGGTTCTTCAGGAATATTTACGCACCATAAAGTCGGAGTAATTTCTGTATTAACATCTTTCATATAGGTCATCCAATAATTGAAATTTTATAATTTTTCAGATTGATAGCAGTCATTTTTTGGCAGTGTTGACACTTAGTACGAGCCCGCTTTTTGAGCTCATCAAGATCTTCTTTAATCTGCTTTTTCTGCTCTGTTATCTGAGTTTGTTGTCTTGACCAATATTTCAAAGTATCTTTAATCCAGATTACGGGATTAACTTTTGCCTTGCATTTCATACAAATAAGTTCTAAAGCCTTGCTATCAATTTCGACTTGTATATGCTGGCACTTACGTAGGTTAGAGCTTGGAAAATTAACAATATTTTCCTCCATATTTAGAACAATATGGTCTTGAAAGGGATAGTTCATGTTCCCTTTATATTCCTGTTCCATTTACGCCACCAACTGATAACTTTTTTGATTTAATCTTGCTAAACCACGCAAACGTAATTGCTCAATAAAGTGTTTATCTCTGTTCATCCATGCTCTGCAGAACGAGGCAAATTTCTTTTGGCAAATATCATTCATTGGGAAACCGTATTTTGTTTCATTCATTGATATCTTTGCTACTTCTTTGCCACGTTTTAAAACCATGAATCCATTTTTATGAGATGGATAAAATCCGTTTTCACACATCCATACTGTGAACGGAAGCGACAAAGAGTCTGGGATGTTACGCATCATTTACATTCTCCAAATAGAATCTTTAAGTTTCGCTTTGAAGAGCAAAGCTTCTGTTTCATTAAGTGAAACATTTAAGAAAACTTGGGTTCGTTTACCGATCACAGTAAATGTTCTAGTTTTGCTGTTATAAATTTGAATCATTTAGGCGACTCCAATAAAAAGTTACCTTCAACCTCAAGTTCTTTTCTTCTTTTTACAACCAGCTCCATTAGACGTTCTTGTATACGTTCATCAGCTTCAGAAATATCAATTTCAAGGGCATCTAATGTAGTCAGGTCCTTTGCTTGTCTGATCTTTTCCCCAATAGAAATATTTTCTTTTGATTGACCAGCAATAATGACTAAGTGTTTATTTAACTCAGTTAAAAAAGATTTTTGATCTTCAGAAGCCCAGTCTTTCGTTTCCTCAATAAGACTATTAGCTGCATCTGCAGTTTTAGTTTTCTTTAGCTTTTCAATATGGCCAGCTAACGGAGACTCAACAGGTTTGTCATTATGGTAACGAGTCCAATTTTCCTCTTTGTGATTGGCCTTCTTCGCAGATTTTTTTGCTTGAGTTGAGTTAATTTCTTTATCTGCTTTGGGTTCAATTGGTCCCAAAACTTTTAGGATGTTGTCGTCATCTATACTTGTCAAACCTACTTCACCGCTAATAATTGCGTTAAGTAAATTCTTAAACTCCTCACACCAATAAAGTGACTTAACAAATACCCGCAACTCACCGAAATCATGCGATTTGCGTTTAATAAATGCATCAGCAGCTGAACGAGTTAGATGGCAATTAACATCTTCCCAAAAATATTTACCATGGCAGATATGAATATTGCGTTCATTCCAATCAGATAAAATGTTTATTTGAGTAGAAGCTTTTACATCGAGGAAAAGTTCATCTTCCTCTTCAATTGCTAAACCATTTAAAGCATGCTTATCTGTAGCTTTAAGAGATTCAAAAAAATCATCAATTGATTTATATGTTGATTCATCATCGGCATCTACAATATTAGTGATTTCTACAGAATCACTAGCCGGATCTAAACCCCAAACAATCTTTTTTTCTTGAACAACAAAAATAGGTGAATCAGTACCAGCGTTATCTTTTTCCCAAGAATTTTTGAGTTGTTGGGTAAACTCTGCCCATGTTTCAGGCGTAAATAGAGTAGGTTTCATAGTTGCTAACCTTTAAATATTTTGAAGCGCTTTACGCAAATGTGGGTCAAGGTCTTCTTTATTCAGTAGCCATGAGATATATGGGCGCGGTAATTCTTTAAGAGGCGTTCCTTTGTGTTTACCCCATGTCATTATTTTGGGTAAACGTACAGTTTCAGACATGAGGAATAAGGAGTTCAAATCTTTAATTCCCAGTCGTTCAATTAGAGCTATTAGGATAATCCCAGTAAAATAAACATCCGCCCGTGCTGAATGTGCATGTCTTAAATGCTTACGTGCTTCTTCACGGTTACTCATTACGAAATAGTACAGAACAGCTAATTTATGACTTGGCAAATCAGGCCATACATCCCTTGCTAAAGCTAAAGTACAAATTGTTTTTGCCTTAATTGCTGGTCCACATTTATTTAGAGCTTTAATGTCGTAATCAATATTGTGGCCGACAATGAATTCTACACCTTCAGGTAACCGGAACGCTTCACAGCTTGGTTGACCTTCAATATCCGCTTCAATAATGTTGTGTACAGCCATTGCTTCTAAATCAATTGGTTCCGGGCAAGAGAAATAACGGCTAAATGCATAATCTTTGTGAATCTGAATTTGACCGTTTTCGAAACTAAATGGCGTATAAGCAATTTCGATTGGATAACCATTCAAAGTGTTGGTTTCAGTATCTAATATAAGAGCTTTCATTGATGAGATACCCCTTAGCGATTCGACCAGCACAAACCGCAGTTGTGGCATTCCCACTGACTACCTGAACCTGAATGACTTACACCTAGAGTGCATTTGTCATATGTGCATCGTGGACAAATTCCATAAACTACGCGAAAAGGTTTAATAAATAACATGCCTAATTCCCTCTTATTAACGTGTACCAAGAAAGCCACGACGAATTTTGTAGGCTTTTCGGTCAGGGGAAGGGATGTGTGTTTTTTGAAGAATTTGGCCTAATTCACGTCCTCTACGATATTTAATTTCGGTTTCTAGATTTCGTAAAATCCAATCTTTGGTATTTAACGTATATTGTGAAACAGGAGTTAATTCATTAGCATCATTAACTGTATAAACACGAGTTAATGTGTGATTTGCAGCATAAACGGTATAGCCTAAACGTACTTTGTATAAACCACGTTCCTCATCCTTTCCAATGAATTCGCGGAAAGTTGATTTTTGGTTTGCTTGACTATTCAGACTGTTTTCGTAACGTTTAGTTCCACGTAAATAGTTTGTTCTCATTGTGCACCACCTAATTTAACTACATGAACTTGAACATCAACAGGTTTCCCTGAGTTAAATTGTTGTTGCCAATGTTGCGTCTTCTGCTCGCGTAACTGAGCCTCAGCATCACATGCATAAAGAAAGGCAATAGCAAAAGCACTAAATATGAAGAAGCATAAAATATACGGCCATTTGCTATCTTTTTTAAACTTTAGATCATCAGCAGATGGGTGCTGGTAAAGTTTTGATGTTGCTGGCTTATTTGTTTTATTCCCGCTAAGTTCAGGAACAAAACAGATTGGAGTAGATGGTGAAGATTGACTGTTTATATATTTCTGATTCATAATAATTTGCCTTGATACGTACAGTATTGGTAGAAGAAGCCTCAATAGCCGTCCAAAGTCATTGAGGCTTTTTCATTTGTGTTAGTTCAGCATTTACAGAGATTTGCGAAGGCTTATATCTATACTTAAAACCGTTTTTATTAATGCGATCTTCATCAATTAAGTTTTTCGCATTAAGATTTGTGATTTCCAAGTCCTTCCAATTTGGAAAGTCTTTACTTGAACATTGAACAACACGTCCACAAGCCATAGCTCGTAACGCCTCCGTAACGCTAATTAAGCCTTGTTCATCTGTAACTATGTCTTTGTAGTGATCCATAAGAGTTCACCTCTTGACGTTTACTTTGTATTGGTTGAAAAAAGCCCCGATAGCCGTCCAAAGTTTTCAGGGCTTTTTTTATTTCTTAAGATTTAAATGACCCGATTCGAACAGGGTTCTCAGGAAGTAAAGCTATTACTTCTTCTTTGAAATCTTCAATAATTTCATTACGTAATAACTCTTCTTTGACAATTTGGATGGCAAACTGAGGTGTGCTGCCAGTGCTATTCACAATTAAACGTAATTTGATTTCTCGTTCTGCTAGACCTAAGTAAGCTGAATCTTGGATGGTGAAATATGCAGGTAATACGCCTTTTTTAGCTGAAGCTGCAATTTGGGCCATTTCAGATTGAACCTGACGTGTGTTTTCTACTTCAGCGTTACTAGTAGTCGATGCTTCAATTTGCATATTTCGTACTGCAACAAGGGCATCTTTAATATCAATAGCATTATTATTTTCATCAAATGCATTAAGTACTTGAGCCCAATCTTCAATGAAAACAGCAAAGTTACGTTGATCTAACTTATGGTCTTTAAGTTGATTTAATTTTTTCCAGACCACAGTTGATTCTAGGCACAGAGAAGCTAAATAGTCACAATGGCCTTGGGTTTGTCCTTCACCATGGAAGTTAAGAACTGCAATAGCTTTCATATCATTTTGATTAACAAAAATTGGTGTATCTTTACCGCCTTCTGCAACTACAAAATCCTTAAAGTCATTAAATGTTGGTGTAGTAAATTCACCATGAGGACGGAAGCGAGCATCCATAAATTTTTCAGCAGCGATAACACTATAGTCATGATGCAAAGCTACAAGCTGACCACGCTCAAGTGGAATTACAGGTTTAGCTAAACCTAGAAATTTTTCGATTTCGATTTTTTCAGACATGAAGGTCTTTCCTTTAGTTGAGATAAAAAGTTTTTAAAAATTAAGCTTTTTCTTCAAAAAGCTGGTCAGTGTGTTTAGCAAAAAGCGATACATCACCACGTGTGTTTACATACATAGGTGTTTTGTCACCGTGTTCTTCGACACTTTTGCCTTTAGGGAGTGGGGCATTTGAAATTAGTTTGTGCTCTACAGTTACGTTGTTGTGACCAACGCCTTTAGAGAACTTTAATTTAATTGTGATCTCGCCGACTTTTTGTGTATCAACAGCAGCACTTGCAACCTTACTAACTGCATAGCCAAGTTGTTTTGCAAATGCACCGCCATCGATGTCATTAATAAATTCTTCGCAATCTGTAGAGCGTAATGTACTCATTATTTATTCACCATGAGATGTGTTGGTGAATTAATTATTCATCAATGAATAGAATTATTCAACTGGTAATTATTCATCAATGAATTAATTGTTTATTATTTGATCTAAAATTATCCATTTGAATTATTCTAATTATAAAAAAACCCAGCATTTTGCTGAGTTTTTAGGCATTCATTACAATTTAACTACTTTAGTTTACTTCCTGAATTATTTAACTATCCATTAATGAATTTTTTGTCATTAAAAGTAGGCGTGCTAATTCATTATTAAAGCCACTAAGTGCTTGAAAAACCGTATCTTTAGCTAATTCAGGATTTTCAAAATTATCAAGTATAAAAGCTTGCTCTACTAAAGGATGGTTCTCATCAGCTAAATTTTTTATATTTAGTAAAATATTAGCTGCTAAATTGGGTTGGCTTTTAATAACTTCCTCAGCAAACACAGTTAAAAAGGTGTTAATTCCTTGAAATTTAAAAATATCTTTATCTGGTCTTTCCATGGTGTTTCCCTTAAAACTCCCTATGCATACCAACTACTTTACCTACCAACTTACAACCCTCAGTTAATTTAATAATCTGCTCAGGCCATTTTGTATTAAGCGGTTCTAGATATTTTTCATTACCTTCAATAATTAACTTTTTAAAAGTAGCCTCTGATTCACCTGCACATGCAACAATTACAAGATCATTGGTTTTTAGATCAAACACAGGATAATCAGGATTTACATATATTCGATCACCAGGTTCAAACTTTGGATACATTGAGTATCCAGTGACTATAAGGCCATAACCATTCTTACCAGCCTTTTTCATTGGTGGAAGCCATTCTATTACTTCCGTATCCTTTAACACAGTTTGAACATCTGTAAATGAACCCGCTGCTACCCAAGAAATCACAGGTACTAAATCTCCTTCTATGTTGATTTTATTATTAAGATCAACATTGTTATCAAGTTTAAGATTGGAATCAGAACTTTTATTTTTTAAAATTTTTTCAATATCTTGGTAGAGCAATTCTTCTGTAGTTAAACCACACCATTTCGCTAACTTCTCTACTGTCTTAATAGTAGGCGCTTGAAATTGTCCACTTTCCCAACGGAAGAGTGTAGGTTGAGGCACCCCGGATAATTTACTAAGACCCGTTACTGTTAATCGTTGTGAAAACAAAATGTATTTCACATTCTTTTCTAAAAGATATTTCTCTTTCATTTTAAGACTCATTCTTTGGTCCAGGTCTGATAATTAATTTTATTCAAAAATGAATAATTTGTGGAAAGTAATTCATCTTCGTATTGACAGCTATTCATTAATGAATAAAAATATTCATCATTATGGAGTCATTGATATGTGCATGAATATTCAAGATAAGGTTATTTACCTTTCAAACAACCGAGGTTTGACACAACAGCAAATTTCAGAGCGAACAGGAATTTCTCAAAGTTCTGTTTCAAAAATTGCAAGTGGCGAACAAAAAGAAGTTGCTTATAACAAAGGTGTTGCTTTAGACGCGTTAGTTGCATCTGAACAGAATAGAGAATATGAGGAATCCAAGACAAAACAATTAAATCGATCTGCATAAAAACCACTTTTAGGAAAGTATGAGGCATAACCATGGCTGAAAAACTTCTTGCAAATGCATCATCGAAATTAACTTTAGAAGAAAAAGCAAAGATGGAATGGATTGCCAAACTTGAAGGCAAGAACTCCTTATCTAATCTCATCCGCTCTATGTGTAAGAAAAAGATTTCAGAAGTAGAAGGTGAGATGGCAGGTAAAAGCTCTCTCGAAGTAATTAAAAACATTTGCACTAGAAAAGTCTCAGAAGCTGAATCTGAATATCAGTTTCTCAGAAATGTTTTTTGTGGGTCAAAAGATAACGGGTATACCAGAGATACCTTCGAATTAGTGCCTTTACGGGCCGAAAAATCGCGGCATACAAATGCTAGTGATAAATCAGTCCAGCTTGATCTACTTAGCTGGAAATAAAAAACCACTCCCTGCGCCAACAGGAAATGGTCTATGGCTGTTCAAACCCTTGGAAGAATGAACGTGAGTAATTTAGCAAATCATCCCTGCTCAGGCAAATGCACTGATTTTAAAGAAGAACAGTGCTCAACTTGTCTTATAAATCAAGATGCCCCGCATCAAATCGTAAACACTCAAACCGATGAAGAGAAATTTCTAGATCGTGCATTCAATGCACAAAAGGAGATTTCATGACTTCAGAAAAAAAGGTTTGGCCGTTAGGAACCAATCACACTGATTCTGAGGGAACGCCGTGGAAGCGTGACGAACAGAACAATTGGTGGTTTTGGCAAGAAAACTTTGGCTGGTCACGCTACGTAGGTCCAGTTAACCAAGCTTTCTTAGATTTACGATTTGAGGTTGGGACTGAACAATGATTTTTGAATTAATAAATCCTAGTGATAAATGTACATTTGAAGCGCCAAATTTAAAAATTGCTGCTTTAGTTACTTGTGTACTTGGAAACGGTCAATACTGTGCAAAAGGAATTGAAAACGACCTTGATGTTCCATTCTTTATTTTTGGTGGGCATGACGAATGGTTTGTTTCTAATTTTGGGTTGAATTTTAAAGAAACTTATATTCAAGTTCGAAATGAAGAAAAGTTTGACCTGGTAAATAGTTTTAACAGTGTTTTGTTAGGTTCTTACCTTGACCGTACTGCTTTCTATAAAGCTTATGACTTAATTCAAGATCCAGCTGAGAAAAATAAATGGCGTGAACAATGGTTAGATGAACGCCGCTCGTCTTTAAATAATATCTGTAAACGTGCATGGAATTTTGCTGAACAAGTGAGCTTGTATAAACCAGCTCAGGAAGGTGCAGCATGACTGTACGTCCAATTTTATTTAATTCAGAAATGGTTAGGGCCATTTTAAATGGCAACAAAACTCAAACTCGTCGAGTTATTAAGCCACAACCTACACTTAGTCAATCTTCTGGTTTTAATTGGAAAGGTCACTCTTACGGTATTAATTCAACATATAAAGGTACGATTAAAAATTTTGTAGATAGCAATCAAGTATGTCCCTTCGGAAAGGTAGGTGATCAACTTTTTGTACAAGAAACTTACGGTACCAAAATTAGAAGTTTAGGTGGAACTCCTCATGAGTCATTTGTCTACAAAGCAGATAACCCAAATGAAATTGCTTATTACGACTGTAAGGGAATGGGTTATCCGGTTAGATGGAAGCCATCTTCTCGTATGCCTCGTAAAGCATCACGTATTTTGCTAGAAATCACCAATATAAGTTTAGAACTTCTTAACAACATTAGTGAAGAAAGTGCTAAGGCCGAGGGAATAGTTGAGACAATTAAAGGATGGAAGCCTTACCAAGCTAGTAAGAGACTCTGTAGTTCACCTGAATTAGCTTTTAAATTGCTTTGGGAACAATACAAAGGTTCGAAATCTTGGAAGGAAAACCCTTGGGTTTGGGTAATCGAATTTAAGGTTATTCAAGGGGGCGCTTCATGATTTCTCAAAAGTTTTTAAATGGTAGCTATCATCCTCAAAATGGTGATTGTCTTGAGTTAATGAGAGATATTCCTGACTATTTCCAAATAGCATGTAATCGAATAGAGCATAGTTTGTCTGCCTACCAACCTCAATTATTTAAGGAGGTTGTATGAGTAGGTTTGCCCATCCTTTAATTCGCTATCACGGTGGAAAATTTAGACTGTCTGATTGGATTATTTCATTTTTCCCTAATCATAATGTCTATGTTGAACCATTTGGTGGTGGAGCTTCTGTTTTACTAAACAAAGAACCTAGCCGAGTTGAAGTTTACAATGATTTGGATGATGACGTAGTTAATTTTTTTAAAGTACTACGTAATAAGGAGTTAGCCAAACAATTAGCTGAAGCAATTTATTTAACGCCCTATTCTAGAACTGAATTCCTTAATGCTCGAGCTGATTCAAATGATATGGTAGAGAAGGCTAGACGTTTAGTAATTAGAGCTCAGATGGGATTTGGAAGTGCTGGTGCTACAAAAGGTAATACTGGTTTCCGTTTAGATACAGCTCGAGGTGGAAGCGATATAGTTACCATTTGGCAAAGACAGCCAAAAGTAGTACTTCAAGCTGCTGAAAGATTAAAAAAAGTCTTAATTGAAAATAGAGATGCTTTAAAAGTCATTGAAGATCATGATCGTGAAGATACTTTATTTTTCATAGACCCGCCATATGTTCATGAAACGCGTTCAATGGGTGGGAGTGCTTACCGGTGTGAGATGACAAACACTCAACATGCTGAATTAGTTGAATTACTAAAGCTTGTTAAGGGAAAAGTCATTCTATGTGGTTATGAGCACTATATTTATGATTCCTTAAACTGGAAAAAAGTTAAAAAGACGGTTGCAGCAGCGGGACAATCTGGTTCTGTTCATCGTGAAGAAGTGCTTTGGATAAATCCTCAAGCTGAAAAGCAGGTCGATTTGTTTAGTGAGGTAACAGTATGAACATGTGCCTCAACCTTAACTTATTACCTCATGAATTAATTGTAGATAATTTTGCAGGTGGTGGTGGAACATCTACTGGTTTAGAAAAAGCCTTTGGCCGTCCAGTTGATATCGCTATTAACCACGATCCTAAAGCAATTGCTATGCATCGTGCTAATCATCCAAATACTCGCCATTTTTGTGAGGATGTTTGGGATGTTGACCCTGTAAAAGTTACAAATAATCAGCCTGTAGGATTGGTTTGGCTTAGTCCAGATTGCAAACACTTTTCTAAAGCAAAAGGTGGCAAACCGGTTGAAAAGAAAATACGTGGTTTAGCTTGGATTGCTCTTAGATGGGCTGACCTTACACGACCACGTATAATCATGCTCGAGAACGTTGAAGAGTTCAAAACTTGGGGCAGATTAGGAAAAGATGGATTCCCGAGTAAAAAGCACAAAGGTGAAACGTTCAGGTGCTTTGTTAATGCATTACGTCATCAAGGTTATAAAGTTGAATGGCGAGTAATGAGTGCTCGGGATTACGGATCTCCAACTCTAAGAAGACGGTTTTTTCTAGTTGCTCGCCGTGACAACTTCCCTATAGTTTGGCCCAAGCCTACGCATGCTGCACCAGATAGCAAAGCAGTTAAAACTGGGAAATTAAAACCATGGCGAATCACTGCAGAATGCATAGATTGGTCAATTCCTTGCCCAAGTATTTTTACTCGTAAGAAACCTTTAGTTGAGGCAACTTGTCGCCGTATAGCAAATGGTTTAGTCCGTTATGTAATCAATAATCCAGAACCATTTATTGTTCCAATGGATAAGGTTAAAAGCGTTGCCCCAGTACTTACTGAGTGTGCAAATGCTTCTAGCCCAAGATGTATGCCTATTGATGAACCTTTACGCACAATTTGCGCAGGGGTGAAAGGTGGGCATCATGCGTTAGTTACTGCGTTCATTGCTAAGCATTATACGGGTGTAGTTGGTAGTGATATTCGCGAACCACTTCATACTATTACTGCAAAAGATCATAACAGTTTAGTCGTCAGCAACCTGGTGAAACTGCGGAATAACAACATTGGTCAACCAGTAGATGAACCATTACACACCATTACTACAAGTGCGGGTCATTTTGCATTAGTACAAGCATTTTTAACTGCCTTCTACGGTAGTGAGAAAGACGGAAACAGCATTCATGAGCCACTTCGTACGATACCAACACGTGATCGCTTTGGCCTTGTAATGGTTAAAGGTGAGCTGCACCAAATTGTTGATATTGGCTTCCGTATGCTTCAGCCAAGAGAACTATTCACTGCACAAGGTTTTGAACCTACTTACATCATTGATCATGGGATCGATGAACATGGAAACACTATCAAATTAACTAAGACAGAACAGGGAAGAATGGTAGGTAATTCTGTGCCTCCTCAATTCTCTGAAGCTTTAGTACGTGCAAATTTTGCACATGAACACCTATATGAGGCAGCTTAAGAAATGGCAAGATCTAGAAATATTAAGCCCTCATTCTTTATGAATGAAGACATTATTGAATTACCTTATGAAGCACGATTGCTATTTATAGGGCTTTGGACTTTAGCAGATCGCGAAGGCCGACTCGAAAATCGACCTAAGAAAATCAAAATGTCTTTATTTCCTGCAGACGATATAAACGTTGCAGAACAGTTAGAGAACATTTCTAAGTTCGGTTTTATCGAGTTATATAACGCTGATGGTATTGATGTTATCCATATCGTTAACTTTGTTAAACATCAAAACCCACATGGTCTTGAGAAAGATAGTGAGCTACCTGACAGAAATGGCATCTACACTGTCTATCAACGTAATCCAAAAAACAAAACAATTGTTGGAAAGGCAATTCAGCTAAATAAAGCTGATTTAAAGCATTTTTACGATAAAACAGGTCCATTTGCCACTCAAAATACTGGTTCTGCTGTTGAAAACAGTTATCAAGATAATGAATCGAATCAAGCAAACAGTAGTGGAAGCACACAAGAACAGTTAGATAACGGTTCTAAAACTGTTTCTATCTCAGACCAAAACGCCCTGAATCCTGAATCCTTTAATCTGAATCCTGATTCACTGAATCCTGAAACCTTTAATCAGAATCCAGAAGGTAATAACAACTCCGCCGTTGGCGAAGTTGATTCATCGACTCAAACAAAATTTAGTTTCAAGAGTGCTTTGAAAAAAAATGGTGTACCTGAGAAAGACGCTGCTGAGTTCTTACAAGTTCGTAAAGCCAAGAAAGCTCAAAACACCGAAAACGCTTTTGACGCACTTTTGAATGAAGCCCAAAAAGCAGGGATTACACTTCAGCAAGCCGTCGAATATTGCTTGAAAAGACAAAATCCTTGGGGTGCCTTCAAAGCATCTTGGTACCTAAACGAAAAACCCGAAATGACTACCGGTCAACAGTCAAACCATCAATCGTTACCACGCAATGTAAATGATCAATGGGGCGCGCCAAAGAAATATGAACCGGTTGCTCACACAGCTGTGAAGGGTGAGTTGATATGAACGCAGTGCCTCAAAAATTGGAATATAAAATTTCCCATACAAACCAGATCTGTAAGATCCACAAAGAACACATGATCAATGTACATGGTCGAATCGTTTGTCAGTCATGTGTTGAAAAAATCATGAAGCAGTCAAATGAAAAATATGAAAGCGATAAGAATATTCGTATTTTAAATTTGAAAATGGCTCGAGCTGGTATCCCTAAAAGACATGTAAATAGCGGCTTTAGCAACTATGCAGTAACTCACAAAGGACAAGACAAAGCTCGTAAAACTTGTGAAAAATTTACTATGGATTTCAATTCAGGTGTTTTTCGAAATTTACTTCTTGTCGGCCGTACTGGTACGGGTAAAACACATCTAGGTTCATCAATTCTGAAAAATATCATCATTAAAAACTGGGAGGCTATATACATTACGTCTGCAGATCTAGCTGAAGATATCGCGGGTGCCTATCGCCGTAGCGGTGATAGTGAAGATGAAGCGCTAAAACGCTATGTAAAAAAAGATTTATTAATTATTGATGAATACGGTTTACATGACCGTGCTGAAAAACGTCCGCAGCTTCTTGAGAGTGTTCATAAGGTTCTACTCACTCGTTATGACGAGTTGAAGCCAACAGTTGTGATTTCAAACCTAAGTCTTTCTGAGGTCCGCGAAGATCTTGGAGACCGGCTTTGGTCAAGATTTCAACATGATGGCTTAGATATTGTGGAATGTGATTGGGATGATGCTCGTATAGGTGGAGGTAAAGCACAGTGAACGCATTTGTTGATATGAAAAAATCTGAATACGCATTAGTTGCTTACTCAAACGTAGCAGCTAAATCTGAGGAGCGAAAAGCATTAGAAAAAGCAGTAAAGAAGTGGCTGAAACATCCTGGTAATAAAATCCGACACGTTGAGTCTATAGGGCGTGATCTCAATATGCCTCACGGCACCGGACCTATGTATAAGCGTTTATGTTGTCGTTGCGAAACTTGTGTTGAATGGGCGCTTTCCACTGGTTTAATCAAATCTAAGCCAAAACCAGTTGTAAAACGTGGTCCAGATGCTCGCCAATTGCGTATTTTGGCACAGAAAAGCCAATTGACCCCCTACGCTACAGCTTTTAATGAAGATTGGGATTTACTGGCCTTAGAAGTGGATTATTCAGTTACGGCATTTCAACTTGAACGTATTTATCAAGGGCGTTCTGAAATTGATCACAACTTTGTTTGGAATCGAGTTAAGCGTGTTGCTGATCGTTTAGTTGCTGAAAAGTTAAAAGCTAAAGGGGGATGTACAAATGAAATCTAAATCAATCAGCAAAAAACGCTCAAAAAAATACAATCCAAATAAGCTAACACCAGCGCAAGTTCAAGCTAATCAGAGAAAGGCAGAAATGCGCAGAGAAGCTGCTCAAGAATATGAGTTCAGCATGAGGTTCGTTTCAAAAGATGTACGGGACTATATCGAAGCAAAGAAAATTGAAGAGGCAGCATTGCTTGAGCGTTTCCCTAATCGTTTAACAATACCATATCACTTCAGTATTGCAGCTTACGGTTACCAAGATTTAGCAATTGTTCAAGTTCTCGAACATGTAGAAGAGTGTGAAAAATGGAATGTTGAACTCACTATCACAATGTCCGATAGAACCGATCAATATGAAGGGCAACTAATAATAAATCAGCCATTTACAGCGCCAAAAATGAATTATTTTGAGTTTTCAGAAGGAAAAGCAGACTGTTACGTAGATATAGGTAGTGGATTACGTAGAAAAGGCTGGAAAGGATTAAATGCTGAGATATTAATGGCATTAGACCAAAATAAAAATATACCTGATGGTTTTGGGATCGATTTGATAGAGGTAGAAATAAGTACCTCCTCAAAATTCAAAAGTGTGTCAGCGTATAAAGAATTTTTGAGTGTTGCTGCATGGGTAAACAGTGGTGTAGCTGAGGAAAAATTACGCCAGCTTTGGATTGCTGATCAAATTATAGGGAACGGTAAATCGCTTGGTTTTGGGGATGCAGCATGATGAAAAGACTAAGACAACGCCAGCGCCAACAACGCAGTATTTTTGCGATGTTGCAAAGCTACTCTAGGGAGATAAGTACTTTCAAAAGTTCGGAGGCTATTGCTCCTAAAGAACTACAAGCACAATCTGCAAAACCTAGATATATCTTCACAGAACTAGGGAAAGAGAAGCTTTGCAAACATTGTCAAGAATATTGGCCCATTGATTCTGAATTTTGGTTCATGGTTAAAGCTAAGCTTAAAGATGGATCCGTCGTACTTCGACCAGATTCAGCTTGTAAAGGTTGTTATGACAATGCCTATCGTCCGAATTTATCAAGGGGTAAATATCAAAAACGATCAAGTCATGAAAAGGGAGCTGCGGCATGAATCGTTTTCAAGAAAAGCAGTTAATACAAATTGATGAAGAGCAGCAAATTATTAAGTTCACTCGAAAACGTGAATTAATTGAGTGTGATCATAAAAATATTCAAGTTTCTGAAGTAGAGAGTGAAGTACGTTGCATTGACTGCAACACTAAATTAAACCCTGTTCTTTGGATAGCTAAATACCTAAGACAACTTAACCGAGTTACAGAGCGTAATAACAGAATGTTAGCTGAGGTAAGAGTAATTAAGTCAAAGCTTGAAAAGAAAAACAAGTTTATGTGTAAAAGCTGTCATGAGGTTAATGAAATTGATTTTAAAAAATTACCTTCTCAAGCAGCTATTACACGTGGAATGTCGGTAATTGATCAAGAGTTTGACGGAATGAAAGTGGAGTTTTGCCAATGAAAAATAAAATCGGTGATCGAGTTTATGTTGATTTCAAATCTTCTAATAATATGGAAACTGATGGAACACATGTTTTTAGTGAGGGCTAGATTGATAGTGTGGATAAAGATATTGATTTTGTAATTGGCAGATTCGATAAAGGTAGATATTTTGATTGTCTATCGACAAGATGTAAAACTGAATCAAAACTAATGTGTACATGGGAAAATTTTTGAATGTTCATGAGTGATAAGGATTTAGAAGCTCATGGAGAACTTAAGTGACGTAAATCTTATCACTTAAACTATTAATAAGCTTTTCTTATGAAGAGCTTATTCTTTTATAGGTATACTATATAAGAGAAGTAAATTAGGTTTACATTTATATGTTGATACTTGATCAATTCAAACAGGCTGCTTTAACAGAAAAAATTGCTACTTTAACGAGTACAGTTATATTGATAGGTATTTCTTATAAATTAGGATATTACTTCACAAGATTACTTGATAGTTTGTGGATAATTCAGTTTTTCAATGTTTTTGATTTGGCATATTCAGCATTAAAACTAGTAATTTTATATTTTTTAATTCTTATCTTTCATGACAAGGTTTTTGTTGAGGGGAGCGGTGAAAGAAATATTTTAAAATTTGGCTTAGGTTTAATTGCTATATGTCTATATTACATATACGAAATGATAACTGTAGGCTACGCTTATAGTTTCTTCTTTGCAGTTGCTCTATTTTTAGGAATATTTTTTACTTTTACATTATATAACTCTAAACCTTTTGTGAAATATATCGCAATCGTGTTCTTAATTATAGTAATTCCTTTTCTTCAAGGTATATCTGATATACAAAAAAATATACACCGAGCAGATTTGCCAAGAGTTTCAATTAAAGATAGTTCAGCAAATGAAGATTGGAGGTTTTTAGATAAGGCTAATGATAAATTGATACTTCTAAACCAGAATAATCCTAAAGAAATTAAAATTGTTGGAATGGACGAAGTAAAAAAATTTACTAATAGTAGTGACAATAAAATCAATGGTAAGATCAAAAATTAATTGAAAGAGTAAAATAATGAAAATATGTATTGGTGGTGATCTCAACGGACAAGTTGTTGAGAAGGATGTTTATTCATTTAAAGCTACCGATATTGATCCTGAGAAAAAGTCAGAGTATTTCATTCAAAGTTTTATTCTTGGAGATAAGAGATTAAGGTTTTGGATTTGTTTTGATATAGATTTTCATGAAGCTTCGCAAATTGTTGAAAAAATGATGAGAACAAAACACTAAAAAGTATATTGAATAAATTCGATATATATTTTATATTATGTGAACTGTTTATCGTTTAATACCTTTATTAGTTTTATAGTCCGTACTTTCCCCAAGGTGCGGACTTTTTTTCTGTTAACATTGTTCACTTATAATTAAAAGTTTTTTGGGGTAATCATATGTTCAATAATGAAACTAGAAATCAACACTTTATATCTCAAGTAGAGCAAAAATTAAATTGTATAAATCCTTCTTTACCAAGAGACAGAAGAAGGATTTATAAGTTTAAAATTGATGATAGGGAAGAACTCACCTTTAATCTAGTAAATCCTTTGGGCGTTAAAATTGAAAATAACTTAAGCTTTAATGATTTATATACTTTTGATGTTTTTTCCGATAGAACTAGAAATAATTTCGAAGCTTATTTTGGAAAGTATGAAGTTAACATTGAAGTTTTTACAAATAATATTTTAAATAAAATTGATAACAATGAGGCAATAACAATTGACGAAATTAAAGATTTAATTTTTTGTAAGATGATGAATTTTATAAGAAACCCATTCAGCATTGAAAAGTGCCTTAATACATTTGGTTCATTGTCAAAGGTTAGTCCTACAGATACACATGCATTAAGAGAATTTCGAAAAATAAAAAAGGAAAATATACATGTTAGCCCTGATGTATTAGCTCAGTTGAACATAACCGAAGATAAATATATACAATGGTTAAAGATCATATTTAATTTTTTTTCCGTAAAAATGCCTACAGGATATTTAGGAGAGGAAATTATTGATGCAATTTTAGACATTGATAAAAAAAGAATTTATGTTGGTATTCATACATATGATCAAGAAATTTGCTTACTCTCTGATCGTAGTTTTGTTGATTATGGTCCAGCATTGCCAAATAATTTTTTTTGCTTTGCATTTAATCTCAATAAAAATACATTTCTAAGTTTTATGATTTTTGAGAATACTTTGGAGAATATTAAATTATTCTGCCCAGAAATGGCTCCTGTAATTGATGATCGAAACTTAACGATTGATGTAATGAGCCTTCTTCCACCAAGAATTGAGTTGCTAGTAAGTAAGAATAGTGTAGAAGCTTTAAGGGGTTACAACACTCAGGTTGTATATCAATGTCATACCCACTTCTTTAGCGCATCTACTACTTTTCTACTAAATAATTAATGGAACCAGTCTAAATTAGTTTTTATTCTTAAAATCATAATTAAAGTTCTTCTAAGATTGCAGGGCTTTAATTATGAAATTTTATTTGCTGATGCAGTTGGGGCAAAATAATGCCCAATATTAATAGTCGTCGCCGTCAGTGGAGTGAATTTTTCTCTAATAAAAGACAGGAACTCTTTAAGGATTTCAGTTTTTCATCAGATAATGACAAAGTTAAAAAGCAAAAAACTAGCTCATGTAAACATGTGTTTTTCCCATGCCGTGTAGAAAAAGAAAATGAGGGTGAAAACGGTGAAAATACTATATATAGGGGAAGCACAGGCGGTGTTATCATTTCTGGTAAGCAATACATCACAATCAAATTGCCTTATGGATTAAGCGCTAACGAGATATGGCGGGCTACAATTGATCAGAACGGAAAGCAAAGAAACAGTCTTTCAGTAGGTGCTAAAAAATATAAAGACAAGGTTCAAAAGCAATATGGACCTATGTTTAGGGCACTTAAGTTAAAAGCTATCGATCAACTTTGTGAAATACGATTAATTGTTCAGCCACCACTTAAAACTCGGTCTTACAGTGCAAAGACTTATCCACGATTTGATATTGATAACTATCCAAAACTACTAATTGATAGTGTCAAAGGTGATGGCTTGTTATTCAAAGACGACAATATTTTCATAAGTGAACAAATCAAGCTGGCAGAACCATGTGAAGAGGGTTGTGTCTGGCTTTCCTGTGTTTTTACTGAAGAAACTGATTGGTTGTCAAAAACTGTAGATTTTGATTGGTTAGCTGGGAGAAGCATTTAAATGGCGAAAAAGAGCGATTTGCAACGTCGAGTACTTATTGGAAGAAAACTTGCAATGGCGCGTGATATGGCTCAATTACGTCAAGAAGACGTAGCATTAGAGATATTCGGTACACCACATAAAAACCGAATGAGTGAAATCGAAAATGGTAAGTTAATGCCAGATGCAGAATTACTTTCGGTGCTATGTCAAAAATACGGTGTTTCAGCCGACTGGGTTCTTGGTTTTACTATTGAGCCAGAACTAGACAAAACAGCTTCTGTAGCTGGTATTCTGTTTAACAGTCTAGGTGAAATGATGAGTGAATACACTCAAGCCATGGCATTTCAATTAAGTATGGCTGCAGCACAGCATATTGCATCTTTCCCGAAAGCCTTAACTGTAGAGCTGCTTGAAGCTTCAAAGGGGCTAATTCAAGCTTGTTTATCGCAAGACCAGTCTATTCAAGAAAAGGTTTTACCTGAACTTCACACTCTTATGCGTATTGTTCGTGAGTGTGAACAGAATCGTGCAAAACAAATCCGTAATTTAGAGATGGCTATTGATGATGTTTTCCAGCGTGAAGAGAATGATTTACAGCAAAAAGCTTTAATTGATCTTATCCAAAATAAAAAACGTTTTAGCAAGGCTTCTTTACAGCAGCAAGCTTTAGATGAAGTGAAACAAATAGGTCTATTTGCTGAATAAGGGATAGACTTTAATGGCTCGCAAGATTGAATACTCGGAAGAAATTTGGAACCGGCTAAAAGAAGTCTATGAATCTTCACCTAAGATTACATGGCAAGCTTTAGTAGATCATGTTGGCGAAGAACTCGGTTGTGAGATGCCTTCGCCATCCGTTGTGCGCCGTAAAGCACTTGCAGAGAAATGGAAGAAGAAAGCTAAATCTCTAGTCAAAAAGACAGCCCAAGAGCTTAATAAAGAGATTAAAAAATTGACCAAAAAAAACAATGGTCAAGAAGACACACAAGATACTGAAATATCAGAAAAAAGTGATAGTCAAAAATCTGTCAAAAAAACGTCAAATATTGCTGAATTTAATAGTCAAAACTCAAAAAATAGTGGTCATAACAACGGTGGCCGTTCTACAGTCAACGAGAACTATCTAAAGTCAGCTTTGGTTGTCAAAAATAACCGTATAAGAGCTCATAAGCTTGGAGAGTTAATTACAGACACTATCGATAGTGTTATTCATATTAGAGATGAAGTACTGAATTTAAATAATCCAACTGAGGAACAATTAGCATTAGTCAAGTTCAAGATGGGACTTATATGTCAGGTTGTAGATTTAAACGTTAAGCAAAGTATCAGCATTTCTAACATTGCCAAGACAGAAGCAATGTTCTGGGGCTTAGATGTAGATGATCTTAAAGACCAGTCGGAAGTTCAAGCACGGCGTAGTTCAGTTATTTCAGGTGCTGAAGAAAGAATGGCAATTGCAAAAGCTAATATGAAAAAGAAAAAAGAAGAGGCGTTTATGCGAAAGTTAGCGTTAATTGAAGCCGGTGAAGTAGAGCCTGAAGATGAAAAAAGTGAAAATTGAGCTGGAAAAATGCCAGACTTAATTTAATGTGCAGTTCTGCTTAAGTTATAATCACTTATTTCGAATTTTTATTAAAATTACCAGAGAATTAAGAAACTTATGACTATATTAGTAAGTATCTAAACTTTTTTGGAGGTCATAAAATGACATTCATTACAGCAGCTGAAGCTGCAAAAATTGCAGAAGCATCTCAACCTTTTACTTCAAGTTATTTACTTGAAGAAATTAACCGAAATATTGAGAACCTTGCTAAATTAGGAGAGCGTGAAGTTTACTATCCTTCACTGAAAACTCGCACTTCTTTAGATACTATTCAAAAAGTTGAAAGTGAGTTAGTAAACTTGGGTTATAAAGTAAGCCTAGATTCAAGAGACAATGAAAAATATGTACTTCATATTGTTTATTGATGAATAGGATTGGAACTAAGAAATAATTTTAAAAGTTAAACTAAACATAATGCCCTATATCAATATGGGGCATTTTTTGTAATGACAGATTCAAATCACAATAATCCAGTTTTATCTTACGATGAGCTGGGCTTCATCATCGGGATGAAACGAGTTGAAAAAAAAGTAAGTACGATTGATTCGAATATTGAAAAGATTATCGAAATTCTTACTCAAAGCTTTGAAGAGCAAAAAGCACAGTTTGCTAAGCCTCAGACAAAACTGACTGAATTTCAAAAGATGCTAAATGCTATCAATAATAGACCACCTTTAGAATTTGAAGATTTATTAAAAGGAAAAGCAAATCCTGTTACACAGTCTTTTGTTGTAGCAGACAAGATAGTCAAAGACTTTGCTGATGTTTTGGACCAATCAGTTATTGACCTTACTACAGTAGATAAAAAACAAATCAACAATGCTAAAGGACGAAAGCCAGCTATAGAAATTAATAGTCATGAAGACTTATCAAAAATTGTAAATCCTACTGTTCCTGAGCGTGATGAAAAGGGCCGTTTTGTATCTAATCCAAATGAACCCCAAAACCAATCATCGATTCGTAAAGTTGCCCAAACGATATCTACGGCGATTAAAGGGGTAATGCCGAACTCACCACAAGGTGTAGATCCTACAGTTGATGCTATCAATGAAGTTAGTCATTTACTTTCACCTGTACGCCGTGCAGCAGGATTAGCTTTGCGGCCATTAACTGGATTAATGCGTAGTAAAAAGCGAAATGAGCCATTACCTCGTGAACAAGAGAACCATAACCGCAAACAAATAAAGTTATTGCAGCGTATTGCCGATAATTTAGCTTCTAAGGGTGGTTTGTTAGGTTCACTAGGGAAATTACTTTCTACAGCTCTATCTGCTGGCAGTGGGCTTCTAGGCGGTGTTCTAGGCAAAGGAAAGAAAGGTGTAGGGAAATTAGGAAAGGGCTTGGGTAAACTTCTCAAGTTTGGCCGTGGTCTACCCGTAATTGGTGCACTGGCTGCTGGTGCATCATTGTTAGATTGGAATGAACAAAGTACACAAGAAAAGGGCGGTACCGTTGGTAGTCTTGCAGGTGGAGTAATTGGTGGTACTGTCGGGTCTTTATTTGGTCCAGCTGGTACTTTGATTGGTGGTATGGCTGGTTCTTGGATAGGTAATAAGCTAGGTACCGCAGTTGCGCCGTATTTTAAAGAATGGACCGATTCATTAATTGCTGCAGATGTACCAAGTATTATTAATACTGCTTGGAAAGGATTTGTAAGCTATGCGTCTAATGCTTTTGATCAGGCGAAAGGTACTGCTTCAAAAGTTATAGACGGCGTTAAAGATACTGCTGGTGATGCCTTAGACTTCATTAAGGATAAATTTAACCGGTTTAATCCATTTCATGAAGGCGTTCCAACATGGGGAATCGGTCAAGGAGTTTATAAGCCGGGTTTTGGAGCAAATGCTGGTGTAGCTCAATATGGCGCTACAATTGCACAACCAGTTAATCGATCAGCTGCTAGAGATGAGGCATTAAAGTTTTTCACAAGTAAGGAAGGAGGAAATTGGACACCAGAGCAAGCTGCTGGAATAGTTGCGAATCTTGAAGCAGAAAGTGGCTTTAAACATACGGCTATTGGTGATAATGGTAAAGCTTTTGGAATTGGTCAATGGCATCCTGATAGACAAGCAAAATTTAAACAAAAGTTTGGTAAAGATATTCGTCAATCCTCATATCAAGAACAATTAGCTTTTGTGAACTGGGAATTAAATAACAATGAATCATCTGCAGGTAAAAAGTTAAGACAATCTAAATCCGCTAATCAAGCCGGTGCTATTGTCTCCCGATATTATGAACGACCTGCAGCAGTTGAAGCTGAAGCTATGAAACGTTCAGCAATGGCACAAAATATCCATGTTGATGCAGGCAAAAGATCTCTACTTACAGATAAGCAAGATAACTCTAAAACATTAAAAGATGTAGAAGCTAAAACAGTGAAGAGTGCTTCTGGCATTGAGCCAAAGCAAGGAAATATCTATAACCAAACAAGTAGAAAACTCTCAGGCGTTTTAAGCTCTCAAACTCCACATATACCAACTTCAAAAAGGGATCTTAGCTCAAGTGGTACTAGTCTAAAAAGTACTCCTATAACAAAAGTACCAGCTTTTAAACAGCCACTTAATACTCCAAATCCTCAGGAAGTCGTTGTTGTTAATGGTAATAATGGTAATATCGGTCAGAATGTAAATGATAGATTCCTAGCACATGCTTTAACTGGTGGGATAGGAATGGGAAACTTAGAAGGTTAGTTTATTAATGACTCTTAGAGCTTTAAATTTAACGGTATTAATTACTATGCTTGCATTAGCTGGTTGTAATAAAAATAATGAGCAACCAGCTGAAGGATCTAACTCAGCAATGCAAGAACCCGTTAAAGCGGAAGCAACTTACGATTTTACATCTTTAAATGAATCTGATTTTTTGAATCAAAGTATTTTAATAAATGACGACAAAACCTATAGAGGAATTAGATTTCATGATTATGATGTAGGTACAAAATTAATAGGTGCAGCGAGTATCGAATCAATTCAGAAGGTTGATAATCATACTTTGGCTTTGGCATCCTCAAGGCCATTAATAAATCAAAAAGCTGGTTTATATGGGGTACTGGCAAATAAAGCTAATTTTGATGGTAATTTAGTTGTTTTAGTTTTTGATCCAAATGTACAAGCAAGGGTTATAGAAGGCGACATAATTGCATTTAAGGGCACTGTTGCGCCGTCAGACGTTTTTACTTATACAAACCCAAAAACTAACCAAATTGAAGAGTTACCAATTATATATGTTCATTTTTATCAAGCTGGCGAACTATCAATACAAGGTATTAACGATTATTTAAAAAAACAATCTTCTGAAATTCCTAAAATCATTCAAGACAAAATTCTCCAATATGAAAAGCTCAATGATTCATGCCGTGGTGGTTCGGGTGATGACCCAAAAACTATTGAAAGTTGTGAAGAAAGAGATACTTTATATGTCGATATTAAAAATGGCGGATGGTGTTGGGGCTCAGAAAACGAGAAGGCTGCAGGAAATGATTTGAATTGGCTACCATGTACTAAAGATAGATATAAATAAATTAAGAGTGGAGCAATTAGATGTATAAATTCATGAGAATTACTTTTTTAATTATGAGCACGATTACTTGTTCAGTTACTTTTGCTGGTATAGATAAATGCTCAAATTTGCCAAATCAATCGGCTTTAAATACTTGCTCATCAAATGTTTTGAATTCTGCAAATCAGAAAATTAATTCCGTTTATGCAAATTATATGAAAGAGCTTAACCCAACAGAGAAACTTCAATTAAAAGAGGCTCAAAGAGCTTGGATTCAATACAAAGAAAAAGATTGCCAATTTCAATCTTCACCTGTTTTAAAGGGCTCTTTATATCCATTTGTTCATAATGCATGTTTAGTGGAAAAGACAGAAAATAGAATTAAAGAACTACAAGATATGCAAGAGTGTAGATCAGGTAACGAACCAGGTTGTCTGTAAATCGTTTTAAAAAACCTCCAATGAAAAAAGCCAACTATCAAGTTGGCTTTTTTATTTCATTTCACAAAATCTAGAATTGCTTTAGAGAGATTTTTAATAATTAATTCTCTTTCATATCGAGAATCAAAAGTTTTAGGGTTTTTTACATTGAGAACTTTCTGCTGAGCTAGTGTCAATGGAATCTTATCGTTTTTGTTATTAACTAGGGAATTATCTATATCGATTAGCGTGTTTAACTCAGCAGTCTTTTGAATATTCAACCACTGGATTTGAACATTCATTTGAGGAAAAGTAGCATTGAAAAATGGGGTAAATTTTTTAGTAGAAATTGAAATTTCTTGACCATTATGTTTACTAACAATTAATTCATTTGTATTGCACAGTAGCGTGTCTGAATAAACTAAATCATTGCCAAACTTTTGAATCTTATTTGGGTCAAGGGTGATCTTTTGACCTTCATAAACAAAATACATTTAAAAATTCCGTGTAAATAAATTAATGATGTTTCAGCCATTCTTTGTGGCCTATCATTCAGTTGTATCATTTAATTAGATGATATGTGTAGTATATTTTTAACTAAGTGCAATGCTTTAAAACTTGGATGGAACCTTTATCATTTTTTAAGTTTTAGCAATATCAAAATAGCCTCATTGATATGAGGTTATTTTTCATGGGCACTCTTAATCTTGCAGCTGTTACAGCTACTACTCCATATATTAAAAAGATCCAATCGGCATTAGAAAAAGCTACGGGCCAAACCATTGTTACACCAGAATTTCGCAAAATTAAACGTGTTGCTGGTGTCAGTGTTTTACCAGTTACTTTTTTCTTTTCTGGCGGTGCAACTCTTACTCTTTATATACGTGCTGTCGCGGATGTAATAAAAGCAGAAATTAACGATAAAGTTGTCGTATTGTCTGGCGATTTTAGTGATGACTATAAGCCTACTTTTGATAATGCCGTAAATGGTGTAGCAAAGCTTATTCGTGAAGCACAATCTAGAATTCAAGACCAAAACAAACGCGAAAAAGTGCATCTACCTCCACGCCGTATTTCAGTAGATCAAAAGGTTAAAGAAGTTCAAGAACAAGAGCAAAAGCTTGATGAAGATATAGCAAAACAAACGGCGCAACGGGACCAACTTTTGGAAAAAATTGAACTAGCCAAACAGCAACTTGGTATAAGTTCTAATACGGGGGTTGGTCAATCCGAATTGGGAAAGTCAATTAGTGAAATCGTATCAATTTCTAGTGATACAAGCGTGAATATTTTCGAAGAAAATAAATTATCTGCTAAGACTGATGTAGTAGAATCAACATCAGATAAGTCTATGATGTGGAATAACATAGTGTCGAAATATTTAGGAAGTGATCATCCACTTTCATTGGAAGAACAGGAATTAATTGTAGAAGAATGGATAAGCAGCAGAGAATTAAGTATTCTAAAAAACGATCTTTTAAGCTCCGATGAGATTGTTAAAAAGGCAGAAGAATATGGTCTAACTTTACCAGAACAAATTGCAATTCGTTATTGGTCAGGATCAGGATTTGGGGGAATTAATGGTGTATTACATCAATCTAATCCTTACTCTAAAGAACAAATTTTAATTGAATTAAAAGGTGTATCTCTTTTACGTCAGGCATTAGATAAATTACCGAATTTCACAGAAGAAGTTGTTTTTTCTCGACAACATTTACCTCAAAAAATTCTTGAATCAATGTTAAAATATGAGACCTATACTTTCGAAGGTTTTTTAGCGGCTAATGTTGGATATGATCTATATTCTCAAAGAAAAATTAAACTAATTATTCAATCCAAAACAGGAAAACATATTGCATGGATTAGTGAGAATTCCGATACAGAAGATGAAGTCTTGTTTAAAAATTCCACTTCGTTTAAAGTATTAAACATAGTAGATTCGACAATAGATGAATCTATTGAAAAAGGTCATATTTGGTTCTATCTTGAGGAGGATGATAATGAATAAAGTAATATTAAATATGCCTCTTGAGTTACAGGCGAAACGAGCAAAAGAAGCTGGTTTGACATTGCCAGAATGGCGAAAATCAATGGAAATTAAATTAGCGAAAATGCATCGTAGTGCTGTTAAATCAATGAGACCTACAGGTAAATTTGTTTCAGTTTCTCGTGCTGATGCTGAACGTTTCCAACGAAAAATGGATTCAGCAATTGCATAGAATGCTTCAAGAGTTTTTTAAAAAAAGGCTGCTTAATTGCAGTCTTTTTTATTGGGATTTAGATTATTTTATTGAAAAAAATTAGTAAAAGATGCGTTAAAGAATTAAAAAAATTATAAGGCTAATAGAAAGCGATTTTTTAGTATTGGAACCCTCTAAATATTGAGAAGGTTCAAACAACTACTCTTATAAAAATTCAAATTAAGGGTAGTACCATGCAAATTCAAATCGGTATTGATATTGTCTTAATTCTTGCATTTTTAGCTTATCTTTCCGTTGTTACAGGATGGAATAGCAAGAATAAAGCTGCGTATATTAAACAATTCCGTCATGTGCCTATAAGCCTCTTATTTAAAGAAATCAGATATATGTATTTCATAAGTATGGCATGTGTATTGATCACTATTATTCTTGTTGATTGGCGAATCTATAACGTTGCTTCATATTTTGATGCATTAAGCGTTTCATTATGGATATTCATAATCTATTTCACCATTTTTTCAACTTACCAGATCGGCACTGCAATACTAGTAAAGCTTTTGATGATTTTCAGTAATAGAGCAACTTCCTAATGATCACATCTAAAACAATTTTAGACATGGTTGAGTACTGGCTTAATCATCCGGTTAATGGGAAGTATGGTTCTGACTTTGGTGCACCTCTTTATGATTTGCTAATGGCACCTTTAGACTCGAGGGTGGCAGATAGTTTTCTTATTAAGATGAAAAAGGATCTACCAATATTATCTGAGCTTAACTCTGACCAATTAGCCCTGTATTCACAAACCGAAGGATTTGAGACGGTTCATATTCATTTAAGCATCATGAATGTGAATATAGATCTTAACCAAGTAGCAGACCGATTGGGTAAATCAGTAACAGGTGAGACATATGACATTAACGCAAGCTGATTTTGAAGCCCAGCTCCAAGCAGCGATAGATGATTATGAGATTCAGGAACGCTATAAAGCTCAAGATCCACTTGTCGTTCACCAGCTGCGTTCTATGGCTAGTTTTTTGACTGCATTTGGTCCAGAAATCGATATTGCTTCAATTGAACCATTTACCAAAACACGTGACCGCTCAATTATTGCGGATGCTACAAATAAAGGCATTTTGCCTATAGGTACACCGTGTCAGCACTTAATAGAAATTATCAACCGGTCAACAAATGCTGTGAGCTTAAGTCAAGGGCGAATGATTGAGGACCATAGCGGCGGTAGAGTATGGCGGTTGCTTCAATCAATTACTGTTAAAGCTGGTGAGACGGCGGAAGTAATAGCAGAACAAAGTGAATACCGTGAAATTAAATATGTTGTACCAGTTACTGAAGGGTTCCATAAATATCGAATAGACCTTTTAGAGGACCTTTCACTTGCAAATATTTCGGTTAAGCAGGGCAATAATAACTATGTAATTAAGCCGCGCTGGATGAATGTTGAACCAGGTGAATATGCAGTAACAGTTACTACAGATAATCTAAGAAGATTGTTTATTGAGTTTGGCGATTCTGAGAGAGCTGGTCGTACTCTGCAAGCCAATGAAACTGTAATAATTGGAATTCTTGAGACATACGGGGAAGTTGATGTTAATCGTTTAAAAGATGCGGCCTTACTTGATGTACTTACTAATGATGAACAGCGGGTATCAGTGCGTTTTAAAGCTGGTGGACTGATTAGAGAGGGCGTAGATCCGTTAGCTGTATCAGAATTACGTTTATTATCAAGCTATCCATCACTTTACGATGAAGATGCGGTATTTCTCGGCAACTTTGACTATGCAGTCCGTAAAAAATTTATGAAACGGGCACAGTTTATTTCTGTCTGGAATGAAACGTTGCAAGAGCAACACTTTGCCATTACATACCGCGACATAAATCATTTAAATCTTGTGGTGGTTGCGAAGAACCCAGCTGAACAAGCAACGTTAGAACAAGATATCTGTCGGTATATTGGTTATTGCGATAACTTGTATGAAGGTAAAGTGAATGTACATGAAGTAGTTGAAAAGCCAATTGAAGTAAAAATTAAAGGCTCTTTGGCTTCTGTACATAACACTGATATGGTTAAGACACAGATCAAAGAATTACTTGTAGAACGATACGGGCGTGAATCATTGAGCTCAAGTCGTTGGCTGGTTAATGGCTTTAATACGCAAGAAATGGGGAAGCTGATTAATGACAATATTGTGGCTTTCCAAGACCGGATGAGTGACTTTACCATTATGCTTTCAAATGAGTTGAATAAGCCTAATGAGTGGGTGTATGTGACAAAAGACAGCATTACTGTTGAGTTGGAACGCACCGCTGATATTTCGGGGGCTACATGGACCCTATAAGCTTTACTCGGCCTATCGATGAACACTATGTAAGTACGGGCTTGCAAACCGCACTTGCTAAAGCATTTAAACAAGTATTTGCACAAAACTTTGAGCAGTCCATTCAAGATTTATTGGATTACGGTTGTCCTCATATCGGTAGTAAAACAGTTGTAGAACGGTTCTCTAAACAAAACGGACTTGTTGTATTACGCCGAAATAACACCTCTGACACGTTAATGCGAATTATCTATGCCAATTGGAGCAGCATGGGTAATAAAAGAGGATTAGCGTTTTTAGAGTTTGTTTTACGAATGTTGTGGGGGAAAGATCATTTTCAGATTATCCGGCTATGGCATAGCTTGGAAAAGCTAAAAGAATATCCAGCCTATTTGTCTGATTTTGAAAAGCCAAATTACTTCTTAACAAGTCGGATTAGAATTGTTTTAGATAAAACTGTTGATGCAAATGAAGTGGTAGAGCTGTCACCGATATTACGGCGTTTAGTACCAGCCAATATTGTCGTTAAAGTTCACTCAATGGCATTTGATAGAGATTTAGGCACAACAAGCTTTACAGCGGCAATAGCAGCTAAGCCTTATGCAGTCTATAACTTCCTTTAATTCAATTGGAACTGTTGAGTTAGCGCTCAAATACAAAATGATTTCATAGTCCTGTTCATTAGTTCAGGACTTTTTTATATGCAACAAGCTCAAGACAATGTTTTAGTAGGAATCGCAGAACCTATCAATGATCAGGGAGAAAACTTATTAATTGATCATTTCTTAGGATATGCAAGCCATGAATTAGAACCACAAGAAATTGATAAAGTTATTAAAGGGGAAGTGGTTGAAGGCATCACGGAATATGCTCAGGGCCATTACTATAAGATTTCAGCAAATCCTGAAAACCAAAATGCAAAAGAATTTGAAATCAGTATTCATTTTCAGGATGGCCCAATTCCAGAACATGGTGTGAATGGGGTTACCAGTGAAGCATTGTTAAAAGTACTTATTCACCGTACTAAAACCTTGGATGAAAAATTTCCGAGCGAGTTCAACAAACAAGCCATTATTTATATGGAAAGTGCGCTAGAAGAATTTAATAAGCGTACAGCTGAACGCCGTGCTCGTGGTGTTGAAGGCACACTTGTTAAGTAATGGGGTGATGTATGCGTTTAAGTATTTTTTGTCGAAAGCGTGGTTGCTCTCAATTAATTGACTTATCTCAAATGGATTGTTTGCAAGTCTCCCAAAGTGAACATAGAGGCGGCATGGTTAGTGAAAGCTTTTATGATGTTTTTATCTCACTTAAAAGTGGATACATCTTTGATGCAACCATTGAAGATAAACAGCATGACAAGCTATTGGAATTGATTGAGTTTGATCAAAAGATTTGATTTGGAACTGATTAAATTTCAACTGTAGAACAACTGAAACAATAGCCTCAATCACAGCATTGGGGCTTTTTTATGGCTAGCAAAAATAGAAAGACAAAAGTTCTATCTTACAACTTACATGACCGATGCCGTAAATATACCGGTGTTGATCGAAGTAATGTCGATGTAGATGCAATGGTCAACTTGATCAACAGTGACCATGTACAAGAAATGGTTGCTACTAATTCATTACAAGGTTTTTACGGTCATCAAATTCGACAGCGCTATGGTATGGTGCCGCCTGAAACGGTGATCATTAAAGGTAAAGTTGTATATCTTTCACGGGCGTTTAAAACAATTGAATTACGTGCTTCAAAGGATGGAACAGTTGAACACCGAGAAGAGTTTTATGATAACGAGCCTGGTGAGATCGCATTACAAGATTATAAAGCCCAAGCGGGTGGTTTTAGCACATCAGTCAATTACAAGAATGTCGGTGGCCGTTTAATTCCAACGGGTTTTTTTGGTTTTGATTTCGTTGCACAACCAAATTATGCAAGTAATGTAGGGGATGGTCAGTTATTTGATGGATTATTTGTTCCTGAAGAGCCAGAAGGTGTTGTTTCTTGCTTTGATAGCGCAACAGATATTTCACAGTTATCACAGCCCGAAATTATTATTGCCCAATTACTTGAAGATCAAATTTTACAGACATACGACAATATCAATAGTCAGCTGCATCTATTAACCGAGTTAGGAAATGCTCAAGGATTAGTGGGTGAATTATCAGAAAAATTTGATAAACAGAAACGCCTGCAACAACTTAGAGAAGAACGCAAAAAAGAACTCTATACGGGTATGGTAAATCCTGTGAAGAGTTTTGATTCAGTACAACAACAAGCTGAACAAATCATTCAAAGTTTGGACAATCCAAACGTAAAAGAGAAACCTAAAAAGCCGAAAAAGTCTTTTGGCAGTATCTTTAGTGTATGGGGGTAAAAATGAATTACCCCAACGATTCGCTTAAATGCATCCAAAACGCTTGGTATAAGCAGCTTGTCAATTTTCGTGCTTGGTATATGCCTGAGACACAATTAACGGCAGACTGGAAGTTGAGAGCCATTGGTAACGCTATAAAAGCATGTCCGTCACGGATGATGGACGATTCAGAAGCAATGCTTTCTGAATATAGAAAAAGCCAGAAGCATGAGGAAGAATCCAAAGTGATTTTACCTGTAATGCTTACTGCAACAGCGTTAACTGACCAACCCCCTGATGTAAATCAATTACTACCAGTGCCTGATTTTATTGAAACGGTCATTGATGAGAAACGGGTGAAGGTTCGTCTGGTGCCAACAACTGTACGTGCTCAAATCGCTTTCTTTGCCACCAATCCCAACGATCTACGTTCAGTCATTGGGCAGTTTTGCGCATACATGTCTAGCAGCGATAACCGCCGTTTTAATGTGCCATTTCAGCAATGGAATGATCATGTCGTTAATTCAACATTCACTGTTTTTGAAAATGAACTTTTTCCATCACCAGTCCCAAGCGAAGCAATCAATCTTTCTATCTCAACTGTAGATATTCAGCTTGTGGGTTATACACCTAACGTCATCGGTTTTGGTGGACCATTCGACCAAAACACAGGTAATGGCTATGAACCTGACGGCTCAGCAACGGAACAGCCCGCAATCAACGACAAAGTTGTAGTGCAAGCTGATCAGTACACATCACTCGATCACCAGCGTGTGAAGGGTGATAGAGAAACAGGTGAAATTACAGTTGAGAGTATAGATGACTGACTTAATCGATAAGGCACAAGAAAGTGCTGATTATTTATTGCAGAAAGAAATTGCAAATCGATGCCGTTTTGACGGCGAATCTGAAAAAGAATGTATTGAATGTGGTGAAGAGATACCAGAGCGCCGCCGTGCACTTGGTGGGGTTAAATTCTGCATTGAATGTCAAACCAAGATAGAACGCAAACGGCGCTAAGGATATATGTGATGTCTGGAATTATTCGTATAGACAGCCGTGTTGCTGGATTTTCTGATCAACCAATTCGTCTCATTGGTGCCGCATTTGCGGATACTGGTGAACTAGTTATTCAAAAAACTGCCGTTTATTCAAATTTACCTGTACCAAGTGATTTAAGAGATCAAACGGTTGTTGTTACTGACTCACCTGACCAAGTACAGAACTGGCAATTAAGTTTCAATGCTAAAGAGCATTTAGAAGAAGTGATTTCAATTTACCAAGCTCGTTACAGAGCAAAGTTAATTGAAATTGAGCCGAAGCTAAACCAGTACAACCCTAAGAACGTACTTGAAATCCGTAAGGTCGATAAAAACGGATTTCAACAGGAATTTGATAGCAGCAGCTTAAACAACGGCCACATTGCAATCCTGTTAGCAGTTTGGGCTAGTACAAAAATTGCCAAAGGCTTTTCAATTACTGAAGGGAATCAGTTTGAAGAAGATGCAGTAGATCCAACAATGCTTCCTTTTTCAATCTTTTAATTAATGGTGTTTTTACGGTATGGCTTTGGCACCATTAAAAGAAATTCCCGAATGGTGGGAACTTTGTGAGCGTTATCGATACGACATCTATGCTTTCGCCGTAGAAGCATTAGGTGTCGAGCCTACATGGCAACAAGAATTACTTTTTGAATCTATTGCATTCGATGGTAGCCGTACTTCCGTTGCGTCAGGTCACGGTTGCTTTGGAAAAGGGACTTTAATCAAATTAGCCAATGGGGATTTCATCCCAGTTGAGCGTATTAATTTAAATCATAAGATTCTCGCTGCAGATGGTAAGACAGAACTAGATGTAATTAAAACAGTAACCGGTTATCAGGAAATGTACCGGTTTGAGTATGAGAACGGTAAATCTCATACATTCAATAAATCACATATCCTTTGCTTAATCTCTTTATACGATGGTAATGGTTGGTCGAAGGGCGACAAGATTGAATTGCTTGTTTCTCAATACATGAATTTAAAGCCTGAAAATAGGGAACAATTTGCATCATATAGGCTTATAGCTGGGGAACATAAGCCTTTAAAAATTAAATCAGTTGCCGAGCTAGGTGAAGGCAAATATTACGGATTTGTTCTCGATCCAGATCCATTTTTCTTAGGTGAAGATGACTTAGTACTACATAACACTGGTAAAACGGCCAGTGCCGGTATTGTTGCCTTATGGCATCTCTTGTTTTTTGATGAATCCATCATGATGTTTACTGCTCCGCAGATTGGGCAGCTAAAGAAACAAGTGTGGAAAGAAATCAGTATCAATCTAGCACGATTGAAGCAAGGGCCTTTGGCTTGGCTTGCTGATTATGTTGGGTACCAATCTGAACTTGTATACATCAAAGGCTACAAAGAAAAATGGTATGTCTTTGCGAAGACAGCACCAAAACATCAACCTACAAACTTAGCAGGTAACCACGGCGATAACTACATGGTCTGGGTCGATGAGGCCAGTGGTGTAGATGATGCCGTACTTGATGTAGCATTTGGTGCCTTAACGCACGAAGACAACCGTGCAGTAATGACCTCTCAGCCTACCCGTAACGCGGGGATGTTCTATGAAACTCATCATAAGTTAAGTCATCGAGCAGGTGGGGTATGGATTGCTCTCACATTTAATGGTGAAGAGTCACCACTAGTTAGTAAGCAGTCCTTAGAAGAACAACGGCAAAAATACGGAAGCAGAGAAGATGCCCAGTATAAGATTCGTGTTCTAGGTGAATTCCCAGACTTATCAGACGAGTTCTTAATTACCAAGCGTCAAACTGAAGAAATGTATGTTGGCGCCAGTATTTTTGATGACCATCAATTCGGCTATGTCATTACGGTTGACGTTGGTGGTGGTGTCGGCCGTGACGATTCAGTAATTGTTGTTTCTAAAGTTTGGGGTGAATCGCAATGGGGAGAGCGCGCACGCCGTGTAGAAGTTGTAGATATTCCATTATGCAAAAACAGAGATGATATCTTAGAACTATTTGCAAAGATTAATGAGCTACTTTTACAGTACCCAAATGCTAACTTAGTTGTAGATGATAACGGGGCGGGTAAAGGTTTAGGCCAATACCTTAAAAAGCAAGGTATTTTCTACGTTCCTGTTTATTGGGGCTCACAATGTTTTAGTAATGACAATAGAAAAGAGTTTACAAATAAAAGGTCATTAGCTTATGTGGGCTTAGCTCGAGCAATCGCAAGTGGCCGTTTTAAAATAAAAACGAAGAAACACAATGTGAAAATTAAAGATCAATTAATCCACGTTCCATACCGTTTTGATGACTTTGCTCGTTATAAAATCTTGAGTAAAGATGAAATGAAACGGATGGGAATTAAATCACCGGATATCGGTGATGCTTTTGCTTTCTTATTCTTGGAAAACGTTCACTACACTGAAGCTTACGAAACTGTAAATGTCACTGACGATACACCGGAAGGGCGTGAACAAGCTGAACGTAAGTCAAGATTCAGTGCTTTAAGAGAAGCAGCTGAAAAAGAAAATGATTAGTTATATGGAACTGCCCACTTAAATACATATTCTTCATAACTACCATAGATCAATAAATCATATGGGTGGGTTATGGCTATTAACTTCTTTATAACTGACGCAGGTCGGAATGCATTAAATAAAGTGGGTGATGTTGCTAGCTTTGGTGGGGAACTTACCCATCTTGCTGTTGGTACCGGCAAATTTGATGCATCAGTAGAAGCGAAAAACCTAACTTCTCTTAAAAATGAATTAGCTAGATTTTCTCTTAACGGCGGTGGTGTAGATACAGAAACGGGTACTTTGCGTTTTGTAATGAGTATTGAGCCCACTTTAACAATGGAAGTGTTTGAGATGGGTATTTACCTATCAGATGGCACTTTACTTGCGGTGGCCTCGACTACAGCTGCTCAATCAATCATGTCTTTACATGCAAACGTGGTAGCCATTGTTACATTTGGATTTGTTTTAACTGACGTTAATTTAAAAAACGTAACTATCAAGATTGATCCAAACACACCAATTGCTGTGATGTTGATGAATCAGCATAGTGCAGATGAAGACCCACACCCACAATACGGCGCGTTAATTCGTAAGCTCATGACTGAACATAATCAGCATGAGGATCCGCACCCCCAATATGCATTTGAAAAAGATGTAAAAGCCAAAGACGATGATTTACAACAACAGATTGATGATCTAGATCTTAGTTCCAAAAATTTGTTACAGCAGTTAATCGATTTCAAGAAAAACTTAGATGCTCAATATCCAAAATTAATTGGAGCAGGTGTAAATATTGGTAGCTCAGCCACAGTTGAACTAGGTGGCAAAGTTACTGATTTACGTGATTCAAAGTATGCAATCTATTTAACACCAGAAAGCCCACATGAAGCATGGAAGCTTACCCGTGCTGAAAAGGGTTTTTCATATGAAGTTTGGGACCGCTCAGGTCAAAACCGGATAGGGTATTCAGGTACTGTGAATTGGTCCGTTGTTCAGGTAGCTGCAGAAACACTAAACGATGGAAACGGCGATTACACAGTCCCAGGTGTTTATATCATTCCAATTCAACCGAAAGAACAAAAAGAATTCATTTTGGTTGGTGCTGGTGGTGCTGGTGGTGGCAGTGTCTGGGAGTTAGGAGCATTGGCACATGGGACCAGTGGAACAGATACACGCTTACGTTTAAATGAACTTGATTTGGCGGTTGTTGGCGGCGGTAAAGGCGGTACCAGTGGTCAGTGGTCGAATGGTAGTGCTTTCTCAAATGGTGCTGGTGGTTTAGCAGGTGTAATCACTGTGACATCAAACATAACCGAAATTTCACGCAAGCTTGGTAACGCTGGTACAGCTGCAAACCAAACAAACCACAAAGGCGGCGCATCAGTAAGTCCAGTATCAAACTGGGGTGCTGGTGGTGATGGTGCTAATGGTGTAGGTGATGATGGCTGGGCACTTGGTGGTGGTGGTGCAAGTGGTGGTTTACTCATTTGCCGATATGTGAATTCAACCGAAAAAACTCAGTATATGACTTTAGTTGTTGGTGAACCTGGTGTTGCAACCGAAAGTAATGGTAACACTGGTAAAGCAGGTACTGGTGGCTTTGCTCGTGTAAGTACTGTTAAAGCTTAAATAGGTAAAACAGTATGAGAAATGATTATCGAAATGCTATTAGAGACTTAATTCACCGGAATCTTCAACAAAATAATATTCAGAATCTGATTGTTTGGGAAATCAAAGACGATGAATCTCAAGATCCATCACTGTTGAGTTTGAAATTATATGGTTCAAGAAACCATATTGATGCAGTACTTGTGGCGTGTGGTGTGAACGGCGTTTGGGAAAAGTTACCTCTTAATAAGGTGGCTTTTCCAAGGCTTGTTGATCTTTTAAGACTTCAAAAAGAATACTTGCAGGATAATTAAAATGTCAGCATTCAAGCCAGATGATTTACGCCGTGCCCAGCTGCAATTAAACCAGTCTTTGCAAAATGGTGGAGTTCGTAGAGATCAACAGAGCCGCCAGCGTGCAGATAGAGAACAGCGGGCATTTGCAGAAAAAGAAATTGAATATGATGATTGGGGACGAAAGATCCCTAAACCTATGTTCTTGCGACCACAAGATATTGCCCAAGGGGAAAAATATGATGTCGAAAGGGTACTTTTTACAACATTAGGTCAGCGAAATGGAGAAGTACCACGGCGTATTACCCGTGATGATATCTTGGCATTTCAGGAAAACATTCAACTATTAAAAGATCAGTATAGTAAGGGTATTACCCCTCAAAACATCATTAATTTAAGCCGACAAGACGATATTGACCGGGCAAATGAGCAAATCTATTTGGCGGTTCCAGTAAGCAGAAAAGCTGGTTTAGTTCACTTGCTTACTAATGCCGGACCAAATAGTAAAGTTTTAAATCATCACGTTGAGATTGAGTTTTCTAACTTTAAATCTGTTGTTTTTGATATCGATAAACAGGCATTAAACACCGTCAAAAACCGCTTGGCTAAAGGCAAAATCAAATTTCAGTGTGATTGCGAACGTCATACGTTCTGGTACCGCTATATGGCAACTATTGGCGGTTACAATTTAGGACGTGATGAGGGCGGCTTTCCAAAGATACGTAACCCGCATTTATCCGGTGTGGCATGTAAGCATGTATTGCGCGTTGTTAAGTGGATTAGTTCACCATCTGGGATTGCCTACCTTAAAAAGGAAGTAGAGAAAGACCGTAAAAAACAAGTAGGTGCACGGTATAAGCAAACAGATAAGCAAATACATAATTCAATTAACGAGCAAGTAAAGGATTTGATGAATGGTTCTGTTAAGCCAATCAAAGCCAATATCCAAAAAGCAGAAAAAGAAATGATGCGTAGAGCTGATAAAGTTGCCAAAAAGCTCTTAGAACGCGAATTAAAAACCCTCAAACGTTTTGAAGTGGAAACTGTTAGAGCGAGTCAAATTGAAAGAATTCAAGCCTTACATAAATCAGGCGCAATCGACAATGACATGTTAAATGTCTTTATGAAAGGTTTAAGTCGAAATGCTAAATAGATCAGTAAATCAAGTTGCAAATGGACGCCGTTTAGCAGCTAGACGCATTGTTATGAATGCTCTAGCAAGTATTCCAGCGCAAATTTGGCGAAAAGAAGTAATTTTCAATAATCCGGCTGAAGATTCAAAACCTTTAGATCCTCTTTCTTTTGAAGCGAACACTTTATCGATCCAAGACGAACCCAACTACAAGTATGAATATAAGGGCGCTGCTTATGTTCATTTCGATAAATTTAATGGAGGTTATATTCAAAAGAACTTCTCAATGAATAACCCCTCAGATTTGGTATTAACTGCTCAAGTAGAGCCATTTAATGATGAGTTGGAAGATGTATTGGAAAGGATAATCAACATTCCCGACTTGATTCTTAAAGAAGGGGACCTTTTAGGATTAATGATTTATGAAAATTTAATGTTGTGGTTTGAGATTGTGAATATTACTGGTTTTAGCCTCATGGCAGATTTTGGCAGTAAGTATGTTTTAAACCGTAGAGATGATTTGTTTATTTCACCTATTGGTGATGGAGAAACTAGATGAGCTATTTAATTTTCAATGGAAAAGGTAAAAAGACAGGCGACATTGAAATAGCTGAACAATGTACTTCTGCAATTTTCAATTACCAGGTAATCGGGAACGGGGCAGAAGTAGAGTTTTTCGGAAGCAATGTTCCATATGCAGATCCGCAAAACGATTCTCACTGGGTGTCTATTCTTACATTAACAGCTGCTGCGCCCGATACTGAACCGTTTAGACAGCATTGCTGGGATAAGCTCCGTTATAGAGTGAAAGCAGGTGATAATGTGGAGATTTATGTTTCAAGTGGTGTAAGCGGATAGCTATATAAATAAAGGGCTGAGATGGTCCTTTAGCTACATTTTCTTTGTCCTCAATTTTGGGGACTTTTTTATGTTTGGAACCGACCAGCTTTAGTAAAAATAGGCCATGTCAGACTTTCTGCATCTTACATAGAAAGCCAAAGGCTGGTTTAAAATGACTGTGTTAACAGAAGAAATTCGTAAAAAGTATGATGCTCAACAACTAGCTACTGTTCAGTGCCGAAATTACTATTTCAAAAGTCCTGATGAGCTTGAAAATGGGTTTGATAGTGCTCAAACAGCTGCAGAAGATTACCCAGAAGTATTAAAAGCAATTTTTGATTCAATTGGCATGGATTATGCGCCAGAAGTTGATAAAGCTGTGATGTTTGGGGTATCACAATATCAAGCACGCCATGGGGGTGAATTACCACATCCTTCAATCATTGCAGCTGCATTATCTGCTGGTTTAAGTGGTGCGAAACAAGCATCTGCTTTGCCTGCTGAGACCCTTAGCTATTACGATAGTATTAATGAATCTGGTTTTGATGATGTAAATCACCAGCATCATGAATCTGTAAGCATCGTTCCAGCAATTACAGTTGCTACTATCGCCAACGTTATCGCTTATGCAACACCTATCGTTGCTATGATTCCCAACTCTAATAGCTCAAATGAAGTACCGATTGTATCTATTCGCTTTATCACCAACCGTGATTTTGGTGCAATGAAGAAATCAGAATACTTAGATGGTGCAAATGCTTCTAAGCCTTATGTTGAAGGACGATTCCGTTTTGCATTGTCTAATGGTGGCGCAGGTACAACTTATACTGTGACTGCACGAACAGGTTATGAAGACTTCAAGGCTAAAACACCTGATGCCAAAGCGAGTTTATTGCCATTTATTGCGGGTAATGTATCTATTAAGATCAATGGTAAAGAAGTTGCGCATACTCGAAATCGCAGTAAATCAAAATTTTCAGGCAAGATTTCTGCTATTGCTGAGAAAGACGTAGTAGTAAACGGCGTTGAATATCGTGTAGTTGGTAGCGAAATTGACATTTCAGCTAGCAAAATTAGCGTGACATTAAATGAAGCATTACCAGTTGGTGCGAAAATTGAAGTTCATCTTGTGGCGGATTTTGATGCGCGTGATGGTAATGATAACTATCTATTAACCCCAGTTGGTGTTGATTTCGAACCTGAATATGAAACATTGATTGCGTCACCTATCATGGCACGGGTAACAGCTTCAACACTATTACAATCTCAGTTAACTAACGAACTTAAGCTTGGTTTTCTGGGTCAGGCTTTAGCAATTGTTCAAGGTAAAATCTTCTTAGAACAAACTGTACGTTTATTAGGTGAAGCAAAAGATTTAGCTGAATACTCCGCTCGTGAAGTTACTTTTGATGCTTCTCGTGGTGTGACTGGAAAATTAGCAGCTGCATTTAATACTTCAGGTGACTTGTTTGCGGAAGTAAATAAATTTATTGCAGCGGCCAAATTGGATATTAACCAACGTACTGGTGGCTCTACCGTAGCATTTGACTTATATGTTGGCGATACTGGGTCAGTATTCTTTAATCAACTGTCAAGCGACAAGATGCCAGTTAAAACCGGATACACTGCTGGTTATGGTCAAATTGTCCGTATTGGTACTCTTGCAGATGGTACAAACGTTTACCACGCACCGACAGCACAAGAGCTTGTAGCTGAAGCAGATACAGCGTTTGATATGCTTTTAGTTGGTCGTGGTAATGAGCCAATTCGTGCGCCGTTCGTTGGCTTTATTCAAACGCCTCTTTCAGTTATTGAAACTCGACCAGATGCGCGTGAATCAGTACTTACTTTAATCGGTGCTCAAGCAGCCGAAATGAACCCGTTAGAACGTTATGCTGATCAAAGCTATGTCATCCACTGTATCAATATGCCATCTCTCAAAAATTCGTAAGTAAAACAGATAAGGGCGCATTTCGATGCGCCTTTTTACCCTATTTATTGAAAGGAAAATCTCATGGCTGCTGCAACACAAAACACTGACGAAACTTTAGCTTCAACTGACGAACAAGCGACTACTAAACAAAAAAACACACGTAATAAAACCAATAAAACTACAGAAACACAGAATACCCAAGCTGGTGATGAAAAAGCTTCAGACCAAGGTGATTTGTTAAATAGCCAAGGTCCTGAAGACGGCGCATCTCAAGATGAAGGTAATAAACCTACTGATTTGAAAAATGGCGATTCAGATAATGAAGAGTCCAATACTCAAGAAAATGGAAATCCAACTGAAACATCGAATGATTCTGTCAAACCTTCAAATGATCTAGATTCAAATGGTGGTAAGTCTGGTGATGATGTGGGGACGGAATCGGATCATGTCCTTAAAGAAACTGATACTTCTAAAGTTAATACTCCCATTACGGATTTGTTAACAGTATCAGGTGGGAGTAGCGTGGATCCGCTAGTTATTAAAGTTACTAATAACGGATTTTCAACAGTTTTAGAACCGTTATCACGTGTTGCTATTGAGGCAGGTAAAACAGCAAGTATTACGTGTCATAACCAAACATTTAAACATCAAGTACTGGAAAACTTACGTCAGTTGAAGGGGCTTGGTAAGAATCTAACTGTTGAGTAACAAGATGACTATTTTCATTATTGATGGCACGAACCCAATTATGGATGCTGTTGGTGATCATCCTACTGAACGAAGTATTACACTTCAAAATAACGGTTTAAGTGACATTACCGAACCATTTACGCAAGTTTTGGTACAAGCTGGTCAAAAGGTCACATTCACTTTGATCGGTGACGAAGCTCATAAACAATTGCTAGATAACCTAGATCAAATTAATGGCTTGAAAGGTAATGTACTTCAAATTGTACCTACTGAGGCAGAAGAGCCTACAGAACCTGCTAGCGGATTATAAAATTTAGGAAATGAAAAACCACTTTCGAGTGGTTTTTTTTACATTGGAACTAGCCAGAAAATCAAAAATGCCAACGGCTCAAAATACTTAAAACAAATAGCCTTGGGCGTGTAATGTAATGAATATACTTGCTCTATCAAGTACAGGTGAGCTATCCCTTGTTGCAGGGGCCAGCCCATCACTAAAACTGGAATTTGATACTCACAGTTATCTTGCAAATACAGAAATCAATGTGGCCTTTTTTGCGAAAGTAACTAGCCCACGCGGTCCTGCAGATATTTCTATGCGTTTGGAAATCCGTGATGCGGTAACAGGTGATCAAATTGTTACTGTTCAGGGATTAGTAGATGGAGACATTGAAAATTCTGCTTCTATTGTCGCTGTAGCTGATGCGAAAGAATATTTTGAGCGTTTTGATTTATCGTTAGGTATTGATGCGTTACAAGCAATCCTCAAATCAAATGCTTATAACGAATCAAATAGCTTAGGTCGTGCTTCAAAAACATTGGCATTGGAAGATGAATCATTACCATCATTTAATCCAGATGAACTATATAAGATTCTGACGAGTCAATTAAGTACACCAGCATATCTGACTTTACCAAATCCTCATGATTTACCAATTTATGTAGCGGCACAACGTGCAGCTACAAAGTTACGTATTCCTTTGGATGCTGAAATCAACCCAACTTTTACAGCTGAGCAAGCAGCTCAATTTGCGACAAGCGTAGATGCACAATCACAGTTTGTTCAATTCATTTGGAGTCCGAACCTATGCCGTCCATCTGGTGCTGTCACACTAAGAGGGCGTAAGGTCCCAGCTTATTATTTGGGCCATTACATCGGCGATAAATTATTACGTAACGCAAAGTTAAATAAACAAGGCTTTGCGCCGTTAAAAAATGCAGTAGCTTGGAAAGATTATCCATTTACAGCAAAAAACTTAAGCCAGATGCCGAATATTGATCTTGAAGATGAACAGACTCAAGAAATGTTGGCTAAGGCTAAAGTAAATGTAGTTCGCCCAGTTAAGTTTGAAACTACATTATTTGTATTAAGTGATGTGCTTACGCAATACCAAAGCAAAAATAGTGCTTTGCGTTTAGTTCCCGCCGCGGAGATTTCGGCTCGGGTTACGAATAAATGTATCGAGATCCTGCGGACTTATATGTTCCAAGCTACACCGGACTATATCAAAAAAGCTGGTGATGACATTCAAGAGTTTTTAGAGGGCGCTTCTAGTGAGACAACCGGTTGGTTACAACCGGCTGAAGATCTAGGGGGTAAACCTTTTGAGTTCAGTTTAATACCTGACAAAGACTATCCATATGAGCGTGTACGACTCTATTTAGCCCATGGAGTTGTTGGTACAACTCGTGCCGCAATTTTTGATGACGACGTTTTAGTTAAATAATTTTAAGGATCTATCAAGATGAATCCATTCGGACCCACTACTGAAAAACCATTAACTTTACGTGCTTTTGATTCAGCAGCGGAGAATATTTCTACCGTTGTAAGTAAGGTTTCAAGTACTGATCGAGAACAGCAATCTGTGATTGAACAAGTACGACAAATTGCTCTGAACATTCTATCCGATACGGTAGATACAATCAGTGAAGGTAAGCTTGAAGAAGGTGAACTGGGCGTTGATCATTTAGACGCATTAATTGTCGATGCATTAGATGGTGCAGATGATGAAGAAGGTATCTATGAAAACGCTTTGATGGCGTCTCTTTCCGATGCTTTCTTAACATTTGGCGTTGACGCTTCTGATATTGAAGAGATCTTTAGTGATGATACAGAAGTTGCTGATGCGGCGTTAGAAGCAGCAGCCAATACAGTTCTTGCTAATATGCCAGACGAAGGCCCTGAACTTGAAGAACTGGTTCGTGAGTTTATTTTCGGTGAAGCAGATGAAACTGAAGAAGGTTTCGATTCAATGGCTAAAAAAATTAAAGCTCGAAATGGAGCATTTAGCCAACGGAAAGTAAATGGGCGAAAAATTCACTACCGTGGTGTGCTGGCTATTCGTCAAGGTGTCAAAACCGTTGTGAATAAACGATTACCTGGTCAAAAGGTCCGTTTAACTTCAGCACAAAAAGCTGGAATGAAAAAAGCTCGACTTCATGCTTTTACTGCAAATGCAATCAACAAGCGTTTACGTTCATTCAAAAAAGGTAAACGCTTAGGTATTTACTAATTACTCATAGGTAAGGTCATTTTTGGCTTTACCTATAAACCATTTAATTAAGGAAATACTCATGAATACAACTCAAATCATAGGTGAAGCGCCTGGTATTCAATATCAGAAAAAAACTGATAAAACAGAAACAAAGACCAATCAATCATTAACTGACACAATTATTATTGGTCGTTTTATGCGTGGGCGTTTTGATGCACCGATGACAATACATAAGGGTAATATCCGTGGTGAACTTGGTTATGAACCAAATAATCCTGATTATCGTTGTGTCCAAGATGCGCTAGATCGGGGTGTACCTTCATTACAGGTTCTGCGAGTACCACCAAATATTGGATAAAAAGCAGATTTAAAAAGCTACCTTTTAGGGTGGCTTTTTTTATGGAACCAATCAAATTTTAAGTGGATATAACCTTTTAATCTTGGGTCATATTAAAGCTATTGAGCATCAGAAATATGCAACAATCTAATCCGATTTTACTAAATCAGCTTAAACAAGATTACATTGCTCTACAGCAACTTGGTTCACCCTTATTAGCATGTCAGGGGATGTTTGTTCCTCGTGGCATGGAAGACCTTCGCTTCTTATTTAAAAGTTGCCCACGGCCAATTGTGAGTAATGAAGATCCAGCAGAAGTTCAATATGCTGGTGGATTTACTGGAATTGTTGCTGGTCCTCCGAAAACCCATTACACAGGCAACCTTCAAATCCTAGTAACTGAAGCAGGGCATGATCAATTATTAGCTGAATATGTCGTAGCTAGTGGTGGAATCATCCATGGTGATTATTACGATGGCCGATTAGGAAGTTTTACACGCTCATATGCACTTGAAAACTGTGCTATTCGCTTTGAGTCAGCTGAGTATGATTCAGATAGCCGATCTCAAGTTATGACTGTCTCTTGCCCAATCGACTATAACTACTTTGGTAGCTTCGCAAACATTGGTACCAACGGCAGTATTCAGCCGGGTAAAAAAGAAATTGATGGTACAGCTGAGCTTGTTAATCGAGTTCAGCAAGTGATCAATACTGCTCAACAAGCAACTAATCTTGCAAATGCTGTGCAAGGCGTTGGTCGTCAACTGGGCAATCTATTTGGGTGATGGCAATGAAGTTATTATCTGAGTCAGAAGGGTATGCTGTAGTTGCTGGTTCTATCCAGCAACTTTCAGAAGAACTCTACAAAGAATATCAGTTAACAGGTTATTCAATTTTGCTTGAGGATATCGTAAAGGCATTTATTGAAGAGACAAAAACTTATGCGGGCTGGGCGACATTAGATTGTCAAGCTAAAGCAATTACCAGTATTGAACTGAATGAAACCATTGAACTTAATGGGGATGAGTACGTAATCATTTTGCCTTTAGTAAAAGCTCATTGTGATCTATTGCAAGCGAGATTGGTTGAGGCGACCCGTGGGCTCGGTGTCGAAAGTTATGGATTATCTGTCTCGGAAGCTCAACAGATCTATAACGAAAAGAAAGACGCTTTGCCTAAACTTGCGTTTTGTATGGCCCCTATGAGTTTTAATTTTAACTTGGGGAACCGTTAATGCAAATCACCATTGTATCTGCGGGTAAAATTATTCCAGCGTCTGAACTGATTAGTGCAACTTTAAGAACTGATCTCGTACCTATCCCCGCATCCATTGAGTTCACAGTTCAATCTACTATTGAATTAGACTCCCTTTTAAAAGAAGGGGAGCAACTTACTGTAAATGACATATCTCATCCTTTCGAACTTATCAAAGTCACCCCTTTAAAAACTCAGACTATTAAACAAGATCGGCGAATTGGTGGCATCTCATGTATTGGCATTTTGGCTGGTTGTAAAAGACTTATCGAATATTCAAAGCAAGCAGTTATTAGTAATGAAACTTCTTTTAATTCAGTAATTCGAGCTTGTGGTGCAACGATCAGTCTGGGCAGTGATTTACCTTTGCCTAAATTTGTTTGTTTAAAGGGTAGCATGCCTACACAGCGCTTGGCTCATTATCTTCAGCAAGAAGCGGCAGTAATTTGCTTTCAAAATAATAAAGTGTCTGCTCAAAAAATTGATTCTTTCTTCAAAAAGGAACCTATCTCAAAAATAGATCCTAGCAGTGTCGTTTGGATATCCAGTAAACCTTTGGAACTGATGCAAAAATCATCTTTTGTCACAGTTGAGAATAACGGTTCAACGGTTGTTGGTGATGACTCAATAACCCCAGGCCACACTGTTACGCAAAGAGCTGGTTTAGATGCCCGACAAGTCAAAAACTTGGAAAAAGTTTTGATCATGCGCGGGACCATTATTAGACCACTAAATTTGAACTGGAATGCAGGCGATATATTCGAAATAGATAGTAAGAAGTATGTCGTTTTAACTGCTGCACATCATATAGATACAGGCGCAATCGGGGGATCAATGGGGACTTCATCAAAGTTCTGGATTGCTAATTTGTAGGTCAAATATATGAATGGTTTAAAACGTGCAAAGATTTTAAGTTACAATGCAAAAGGTCGTACTGCACAAGTACACATTCATGGTTTAACTGATGGCGCGAGTGAAGGCATTGCAGCAACTTTTGCTTATCCAGTCGGCGATAGTGATTTAGATACAGAAATTCAAATTGTGGATGGGGAAGACGTCTATGTCTTCTTTGAAAATGGTAATGAAGAACGTCCAGTAATCCATAGTTATGTCAGTCACGGAGACGGCGCGATTGTAGGTGTGCGCCGTATTCGACAAGACAATATTGAATTTATCTCTAAAGAAAATTTAAAAGTAGATTCTGGCACAACCGTTTCGATCAAAACGCCGTTAATGAATGTACAAGCTAATACTCAACAAACTGGTAATAGCACATTAACGGGAAATAGCACTGTAGTGGGTAATACTTCAGTAGCTGGCAATAGTTCTGTAGCGGGTAGTATGGCCGTTGGCACAACGCTTACGGTTGCGGGTGTGCCTATTGACCCTAAAGCTATTGAGGGTGCATTTAAAGACGCTCTTGATAAGTTAGAAGGGCTTAAGGACGAATTAAAAGAACAAGGGGAAAAGATTGAAAATAACGAGCAAGCTAATCAAGCGATTGAAGAAAAAGTAAAAGAAGTAGAAAAGTTAATTGAAAATATTAAAGATTCTGATGCCTATAAATTGCTTGAAGAAGGTATTAATCACATTGATGAAGAAGTGCAAAAAATACATGATCAAGTAAAAGAACTTAGTCAAATTGCACAAAGTAAGGTTGATGAAGTAAGAGCTTATATTGATCAAGAAATTATTGATACTAAACAAATTGTTGAGCAGCATGTAAGTGATGCCAATATTCGTTTAGATGAAGCCAATCAACGTATTGATCAGTCTATTCAAGCGAATGAAGCGCTGGTTGCAGATGCTCAGCAACGTGCAATTCGTGCTGAAAAAGAACTCGATGACAAAATCGGATTTATTAAAAGAGAAACAGATTCAATCATTGCTGATGTAAGAAGTGATTCAAATGAAATTCGGTTAGTTGCAGAAAACGCAAAAAAAATTGCGGATCAAGAAGTTCTGGACCGTAAAAAACAAGCAGCTGACACACTAAATGTTATTGATCAAACTAAGGCCGCCTTAAAACAAGACATTGATCAAAACTTAGTTAAAGCTGGTCAAATGATTGATGACGCTAAATTAGCATTAGGTGAAGAAACTAATACACTCATTAATCAAAAAATTGAACCGGTTGTAACCCAAACTGAAGCTGCAGTTAAAAAAGTAGATCAAATTGCAGCTCAGTATATTGATCTTGATAAGAAAGTTGATTCTGGTTTTCTAGCTGAAGCTGAAGCACGTGCAAATGATAAAGAGGCTTTAACTCAAAGTTTTGAGCTTAAGTTTGCTGAAATGCAAAACGAATTCGGTAAGTCAAACGCTCTAATTTCAGAAGAAATAAAAACTCTAGCAGCTCAAGATAAAGCGTTTACTGAGCAAATTAGCACCGCACAATCACAAATTGGTGACAACAAAACTGCTATTAACAAAGTCGAACGTACTGTAAGTGATTTGAATCAATCTATTGCTGAGAAAACCTCACAAATTGAATCTACTCTTAAAAACTCACAAGAACAAATAGAAGGTAATGCCGCAAACATCGAAAAAGTAGAATCTTCAGTGAAACTTGTTGATGAGAAGGTTGTTTCAGAAGCAAAAAAACTTGAAGAACTAAAAACTGACTTTAATTCGAATAAAACTAAAACAGAGTCGGATATAGCAACAATTGCTCAATCAGTTTCTGATGGTGATAAAGCCTTATCTTTACGTATCGACCAAACGAAAGCAGCTTTGGAAGAAGCTGATCGGAAATCTAATGCAAATATTTTAGAAGTTACTGAGTCACTTACCGAGTTGGAACAGTCTACTGCTTCAAAATTTAGTGAACTTGATACAAGTATCTCTAAAGAAAACTTAAAGGTACAAGGGCAAATTACTGATGTTCAAAAAAGTGTTTCGACCTTAGAAAGTAATACAAATACAAGCATAAATGGCCTTTCATCATCACTTAAAACTACTGATGATCTTGCAAAATTGGCTTTTGATAATGCAGCAGAAGCGCAGCAAACAGGAACAACAGCTGTAAAAGCTACCGAAGCCCTTTCTCAAAATTTATTAAGTCTAAAATCTCAAACTCAAGTAACTTCTGGGGTACGTGCAGTCGTTACGACAAAAGGTATTGATGAATGGACACGTTGGCGTACCACTGCAGAAGTGAAAGTAATTCAAGATTCTGATGCACTAGGTGGTTATATTCTTGAGCTTGGGAATAATGCTGATAATGATGAAACATGGGTTCATTGGAATGAGTTTGTAAAGATTAACCCAGATACACTTTATCGGGTTCGTGCACGTTTCCGCCGTGTACTCGGTGAAAATGGATCTATTTATCTTGGTGTTGCATGTAAAAATGCAGACCAAAGTAAATACGTAACGACTACAAACACCCTTGCAGGAGATATGGGTTCTTCTAACTACTTATTGTCGGCCATTAAACCTAATTTAGGTGAATGGCAAGAAGTAGTTCTATACATGAAGGGTAAATCTACTGGGGCAGCAACTGGCTTAGGGACAATTGATAATCCGCGTACTTTCCCAGCGCAAGCTGAATTTTATGCCCCAATCTTTATTGCAAACTACAACTTCCAGACAGGAATTTGTCAGCTTAATTACATTATTGTTGAAGATAACAACTCATTAGCTTCAGCTAATGATGCAACTGCAACAGCAAATGATTTATTCAAAACAGCAACTAACAGAACAGAAGCTGAAGCTGAAAGGACCAGTAAGCTTGAAACAAGAATGCAGAATGCAGAAACAGGTATTCAGAGCAATGCTCAAGCTTTGTTGAAAACAGCTACAAAGAGTGATCTCGAAAGTGCAATGGGCCGTGTATCGACTGATATAACAGCTGCTGTAGATAATTTAAAAATCGGTGGTGTTAATGGTGTTGCTAATTCAGAAGCTCCTAGAACATCGACAGCTACAACAAGTCGTGAATACTTAATGTATGAACGAAGCAAAGAGTTAAAAGTTTTTTATGACGAAAACTTAGATAAGCCGGTTACCATTTCATTTGAAGTGAGTGTACCTGTTGCCGGTTCGGTTCAGGTTTACTCATCTAATGGTTCTGCCCACTTTTTCACAACTTCAGTTACAGTAACTAAAGCAAATGAATTTCAAAAATTTGCAGTGACGGTTTTTCCTAAATTAAACACTGGCAGTTCAACTGAATCTACAATTGAGTTTTACGGTACATATGGCTCAGGCCGAATTCCAACAATTCAAAAATTACAGATCGAAGCCGGCAATAAACCTACAGCATGGAGCCCAAGCCCTCGGGATACGCAAAGCTCATTAAATGCTAATGCAGAAGCGATTAAGATCACTCAAGCGGAAGTTAAGAAGCACGGCGAAACATTGTCTTCTCAAAGTTTAGATATTTCTAAGCTTAGAAATGATCTAAATTTAACTAATAATGAAGTAAATAAAAAGGCTTCATCAGAAGCATTGGAAGCAACGAAATCAGATGTAACAGAACAAGCTGGACAGATTAAAGCAGTTACAGAGCAAGCAACAGCACTCTCTGCAAGTTTGAGTAGAGCCGCAGCTGCTGGTTCGAATTTGCTTATCCAGTCAAATGTTGTGGGTAAATATAACGGAACTTCATATCCTCATCTTTCATATAAGCTAGGCGAGGATTGGGAGGTAGGCGCAAAATACACTTTAATGTGGTGTGCCGAACATCAAAGAAATGGTGCGGATACAAACTCTAATTTGGCAGTTTATGCTGGGGGAGGTCAGCAAGCCTTACAATCCGTTGTTAATACAAATGGCAAAGTTATTAATAAAATAACCTTTGTTAAAAATAATCAAGTTATTGAAAAACGTGCTTTAAATTTTTACATGATTAACAGTCCTACTGCTGCTCAAGGTTCAGTCGGAACGGTTTATTGGGCAGTGCTTGTCAGGGGTGACTTAATCACTACTGAATCGTGGATCCCCAGTGCTTATGACTACAACGCTGCAGTAGACCAAGTTAATGCAAACTTTAATGATTTCAAACAAACATATGTGACTGAAAAGGAGGCACTAACAAAGAGAACATCAAGTCTTGAAACTGGACTTTCAAATGCTGAAAAAAATATCGACAACACCGCAAAAGCACTGCAGAACTATGCAACCACAGCAAAGTTAGACGAAGCTACAGCAAATCAAACTAATCAGCTTAATGCTCAAATTAAAAATGTTAAAGCATCTATTGAATCTGCTAACGATAGTGACTCTTTACTCCCAGATTTTAATTTAAAAAACCCTGAAGATTGGATTAATTACTATAGTTATGATTTGAAAATCCACTTTAAAACAACTAATACAGGAAAAGTTGGCAATACTGTCTTTAGAAAAGATTCTTCGAATCAAGCAGGATGTTGGATATATAGCCGCAAAGCTTTACCGACAAATCGTTCATATAAGGTTAGCTTTTGGGTTCGCCGAAGTGCAGATTCTACAGGTGATTGCAGCATTACGGCTATGTATGGCAAAGCAGATGGTAGTTTTTCAAATGCTACAATCACTGCATCAGTGATTGCTTTAAATAGAATTCCAGCAAACGAAGAATGGGTATATATCGAACAGGTTGTAACTTTTAATACTCATCCACAAATGAAGTTAGGTTTTGCACTTGGACACAATGGCAGTGGCGGTTGGTGGGAGTTACAAGCTTATCGGGTAAATAGCGTTTTTACAGACAAAGATGTAGACACATCACTTGTACGCGCTACACAACTACAAAATTATTCGACTACTGCTGACACAAATAAAGCAGTTGCCGCAGCTACAGATGCATTGGAAGCAAAATTTAAGCAGAAGTTCGGAAATTTATGGACAGATAGTTCAGCAACACTGGATAGCACCCGTTATACAAAAGCAGAAACAAATAAAGCTATAGCTGAAGAAAGTAAAATTCTAAAAGCAACAATCTCGTCAAGTGGTGGAGACAATTTAATCAAGAATGGTGATTTCTATGCGCCTTTTTCAATTTCTAACTGGCGTCAGAATGCTGTTGTTGAAGGTAATGTTCTAGAAGTTTTTAAGGATGCTTATGGCGCAAACTGGGGGAGATTCCGCTCTACGAATTCATCAACATATTTTAAAGGTTTTATCGAGTCAATTACGATAGCTGATGGTTTAGAAATAAATCAAACCTATACGTTGTCACTTAAAGCCAAAGCTCTAACTGCAGCACAAAAAACTTTGCTATTAATCATCCATAGATATGATGGTAGCAGTAATAATCAGGTTGTTAATGAATGGAATATTGCAACAGATAAAGAAATATTATGTACTTATACTTTTGATACAAATATCAATAACTTACAGTATATTAATATTATCCTATGTGCTCAAGTAGGGTATGCTCCTGATTTCTTAATTCGAGAAGTTCAATTAGAGAAAGGTGAGTTAGCAACAGGATTTAGAAAAAATCCTCGTGAAATTGAGAAAGGTTTAGAAGCTAACTCATTAGCAATTACAGGTACTAAAACAGATGTTCAGAAAAATTTAGAAAAGATCCAAGTACTAACTGAAAATTATACAACTCTGAAATCTACTGTTGATACGAATAAATTAACAGTTGATGGGAAGTTTCAGGAAATAAACTCTACAATTAGTGATAATCAACAAAATATAACCCAATCAATTAATAGCTTAGATTCTAATTACAAGCAGTTAAATCAAGATCTAGGACAAGTCTTTAATTACAGAGTTTATTCTTCAGGCTGGAATAATGATTTTACTGGAATCAAGAACTTAAAAGGTGAGACTATATCTGTAGCTTCTAACCGCGGCTTTTCTGTGCATGTTTTAGCAGCAGATGGCTCGATTGCAACCTCTACGAGATACGATACATATGCTGACCCAGCTAATGCAGTAGCAATGAGTAATGCAATTCAGTCATTACCTCAAAATACTTTTGTGATTATCACTAACTATGATTACATTGCAATGAATTTGAATAGTGTAAAACCAGCATTACTTTCATTAGGCGCAAATCAATTTACTCTCGATCAGATTACAGGCAGAGATGCTTATATTTTAATTGGGCAGAAGGGAATCGGAGCGGGAAGAGGTATTGAACTTCATGCAACTCCTGACTCTGGTCTGAATGGCGCAAAACAGATTATGGTTGCTGTTCAGGTCGTTAGTGGTATTCCATTAGGATTAGCTAATAACAGTGGTAATTTGCAAAAAGTTTTGGAAAATCATGCTCAAATTTTAAGTCAAAAAATTACTCGATCTGATGCTAAAGAAGTATTTGCAGAAGAAATAAAATCCTTTTCAGCAAAACTAGATACTATTCAATACGCAGAAGATAATTGGATTTTATTAGGTGATGAAACTAAAACATTAAATGTTTCAACAGGCACAAATCAAACTTTTCCAGTCTGGGAATTACAATACGAACATAAGAATTTACCTATTGGTCTTGGTGATCCAATTGTTATGCGCATTAAATACACAGCAACTTCTGGACTTGTTGGAGCAGGGTGTATAATTCAATTTCATGGCGCTACTTATCTTCTTGGGTTGCCTAGTTTTACTATTTCACAAAATGGTGAAATAGAGTTGACAGGATTTTTCCCAACCAATGTTAAAGCTACTGACTTTGGCTTTGTACCTTTGGGCATACGTTTTGATAATGCACCTGCAGGTGGGACAATTACCATCACTAATATGTTTATCAGTCGTGGCAATTCTGCTCCTAATTTCAAAGGAAGCTTTAAAACTACTCTTAAACAAAATGCGAAATTTGTTGAAGATACATTTATCAATGCTGATGTTAACAAAGGTGTTATTGCACAACAAATTCAGCAATATGACGCTTCAGTGCCAGGTGGACTTTCAACGGTATTAAAAACTACTAAAGCAGCAGCGGATCAAACATCAAAAGATTTAATTAATCTTCGTAATAATGATATTACTCAGCTCCAAACAAGCACCGACAATCTGGGTTCAGCATTAGAAAATACAACTAAGCTTGCAATGATGATTACTAACGGTAAGTTGCTTTACGGTGATGTAAATTTCAAGAAAGGAATGAACAACGTCGGCACTTACAACAACCTTCAGAATGGTACAGTTAGTGTTACTCGTGAAGCTAAAAGTGCTGACAATCCGACAACTTCAACTCATGAGCTTAGAATCGTTACAACTGGTTCAGCAAGCCCGAATTTCGGTGGTTTTCATCAACAGTTTTTCACACGTTCAAATGCTATTTTTATCATTAAATACCTGATTAAATTACCTATCGGCTACAAGTTATATCCTGCAGCAAATTTAATGGGCGATGGATCAGTAGATAAATTCATTGGTAGCACTGACGGGACGGGGAGATTTGAAATTTATGTTCGTATGGTTAAATCCGGTGCCACCGGAAGATTCGATACTTCTGGATTCGTACATGTAGCGGGTGGACCAGCCCCAACACCTGAAAGCCCTCTATTCTGGACTTTAGCTCAAATTGAATGTTATGACGTAACTGACTATGCATCTGCAGATCCTAATTTACAAGATTTCGTTTCTACAGCTACAGAATCATTAGGGACATTAACTAATTTTAAGGAAACATGGGCAAGTAAACTTACTGAAATGTCTTCTAAATTAGATAGAACAAATAGTGCATATATTCTTAATTCTGACCTAACTAATACAAATATTGAAAGAGCAATTGCTGCATCGTCAAATCAGTTAAAGTCGGAATATATTGATCCCTTACAGAAAAATACTGAAAGCTTAAAAGAAAATATTTTAACGAATGTTGACTTATCAGGTTTGAATCCAGATATTTACTATCCTGTTATCTTTCAGTTGGCTACCGGTAAGCAAAAGTATGATTTTAAAGTATTTTGTACTTTGGGCGGCCAAAATAATAGTAATGTGCCTTGGGCTACACATGGTACACGCTCTTTCGGTCTTAATTGTGAATGGAGTGTTACCGCTAATGGATGGGGTACTCAAGCAGAAAATAGAATTATTGATAAGTTCTCTTTTAGCTGGACTGCACAATCACCTTTAATAAACATTAAACAAATGCCTAACTCTTCAATTGAAACTGTCTTTTTACGGGGTGGGGCGAGATATGATATTTCACACTATAAAACGATTACACCACTTATTAAAACTGAGTCTTTCACAGCTTTGGGACAATCTATTGAACCAATTCAATATAATTCGTCACTTGTACCAGTACCAATTTTTGCAGAAATTGTAAAAGCTCAAGACACAGCTGCTGCAGCATCTAGAACAGTTGCTGACATACAAAGAGATTATGTGACTTCTTCAAAATTGAATGAGGCAGTTGCTTCATCCAATGAAAGATTATCAGCCCTCTATTCAGCAAATAGCCAAACCATTATGGCGTCTGCTTTGCAAACTTTTGAGAAAGATTGGATTAACAGAACGCCTAGCGGCTCAAGAATAGGAATGCGTTTAATTGAAGATCAAACTTGTCGTGGTGGTTATGCATTACGAATGGGAGATAATTCAGGAAACGATGAAGTATGGTTGAATTGGTTTTCTACCTTACCAATTGATGATAATAAGATGTACCGGATTAAATACCGCTACAGAAGGGTGTCAGGTGCTGGTGTCGTTTATGTGGGGGCCACCTGTTTTAATGCCGCAAAAACTGCATTTATTACAGATGCTAATTACATTAATGGAGATATCGGTTCAAGTCATTATGTGGTGGGTGGTGCTGCACCTGCCTTGGGTACATGGATGACGGGTGTTGCTTATTTCAAAGGTAGATCTGCTGGTGCAAGTAGTGGTGCTGGAACGCTTACAAACCCCAAAACATTTGCAAATAAAGCAGCTTTCTTTACTCCTGTTTTTATCGGCAATTATGCAGCTCAAGCAGGCGAAGTGGATCTTGATTACATCGATATTGAAGATGCAGACAATATTGCTGAATTTGAGAGTTTTAAAACTACATATACCACGGATGTAGGAGCTTACGCTGGTTCACTTCAAACTCTCACTTCAGTATATGGGCCAAATGCAATTAATCTTAAGTCTCAAGTTGATTTGATCAACGGGATGAAAGGTAAATACGTAATGGGAATGGATAACAACGGTGTTTTCTCTGGTTTATCCATGGTAAGTGAACAAAATAATGGAACTGTCCAAACTTCTATAGGTTTCCAAGCTGATAGAATTTTTTTCACAACAGGTACTTCTTCTACTAAATACATGCCGTTCATAGTCCAAGACAATCAAGTCATTATGAATAGTGATGTATTTATTAAAAATCTTAATGCGGATGTAATTACTGTAGGAAAATTAAATGTAGATCGAATTGGAGACCTTTCACTTGATTCTATTAAAATTAAAAATGGGGCCGTGAGTGATTCATTTTACTCAAGTATAGAAGGGCCACATGGAAATAATCCTGGTTTCACTGGTAACCCATCTGGTACTTTATGTCCTGATATTCAATTGGGGACAATTAGCGTTCCAGTAAAGACGGGATATACAACGGTTGTATTCGCATATTGTGACACTACAGTGAATAGTTCTAACTACAGTGGATATAATTTTGGTAGTGTACTCGCAAAAATTCGTATTACCGCTTCAGGTCATCAATATTTAACTCCTTTAAATTTGACTGAATATCGTGTCGGTTCAAATACATTTGGTGTTAATGGTGCAAGTACAGGTAGTGTCCAAATTTTTTCATTACCTGTCGGAACAGCGGATGGAACTGTAGCGATTAACTTTGCCTTATTAACTAGTACTCTAATTAAGAATTATTTTTGTGATGCTATTACTGTCTATGCAGTAATTCTTAAAAAGTGAGTTAACAATGGACACATTCTTGTATATTGATCAGTCAGGGAAAATTCTTGGTAAATGTGCTGGTGAAATCGAATATGCAGAAATAAATAGGCCAGCCGGTTCTACTTTAATCAAAGTAGGACTAAATCAAGAGAGTATTAGTAAAAATACTCATTTTTATGATTTTGTAGAGAAATGTTTTATTCCTCTTCCTCCCAAAACTACATTGCATTCTGAGTTCAATTACTTCAAAAAAAAATGGGTTGATACAATTTCTTTAGAAATGCACCAAGACAGAAAGTGGAGTGAGATAAAACTTAAAAGAGACGAATTTGAATTTTCTGGATTTGAATATGATGGTCATATTTATGATTCAGATGCAATTTCTCAAATGCGTATTGTTACTGCAGCTATGGTAGGAATACCAGTTGTTTGGACATTACAAGATAATACTTCTGTATCTTTATCGCCTATACAGCTCAATGAACTACGCATAGCTTTGGCAAAACATGTTGAAAGTATCCACGAGCGAGGAAGAATAGCTCGAGATAAGATATATACAGCATCCTCTATTGAAGAGCTTGATTTGATTGACTTATGAGATGGTTAATACAAAAAAGCGCTCTAATGAGCGCTTTTTTAATTCTAAGCTGGCTGGTCTACCACCATAGGCGTGTCATCAACAAGTTCATAATGGACTGCTACAGCACCTGTTTCTAGATCCCAACCCAAATTCAATGTTTTAAATGCAGGTCGATTGTTATAACGTTGAGCATTAATAATGTCTTTCGTTTTTTGAGCTAATTCAATATCCATATCAGTGAATACTTTTACATCAGCCATTAGCGAATCCTCTAAACAGTAAAGTAAGTTTGTTCAGATAGAATTGCATGCTGGATTTTTATTAAATCTGTTTGGTTCCAATTCACTTTGGAACCCATCTAAAAGTAAAAAAATAGCAGCCTTCAAAATACATAATTATTTAGGTATTTTGGCTTCGTTATGTCTTCTCGGTTCTTATCGTTGTTACTCGGTGAAAATGTTAATTCATATGATCAGCAATTCGATACGTCTAATCAGGATGCAACAGCACAGCTATATGAAACTATGGCTCCGTTTTCACTTGGGACTAACCAAACCAAAGCCAATAAAAAACGTACTAGAAAAGAAATTCTTACAAAATGGGAGAGAATGTTACGCTTTGCACCTATCGCAGAGGGTATGGGGATTCATGTTTCTGCCGCATTAGGCGGAGATTCTTATAGCGGCCAACAAGTCTTTATTACACCTGCCGAACGCTTGAAAAAGGCCAGTGGACCAGCAGCTGAAAAACTAAAAAAACAACTAGATGAGCGCCGTGTAAAGATGGAAAAGCTTATCAATAAGTATTTAAGCAAACTTGCCCGAGATGCTATTTCTTTCGGTGATTCCTATGCACGTATTTATGGGAAAAAAGATAAAGGTGTAATTGACCTCGTTTGTAATGAGTATACATATCCGCCATTAATACAGCCTTTCGAACAAGGCAGTAAGACTGTCGCCTTTTTTTGTTTAGATCCTCGCAATTGGCAAAAAACTATTACCAAACTGAATACTATCCAAATGGTACGTTTCAAAATGCCCCGTATGAGCAATATTGCTCAATATGAGCTTGTTGAAACTGGTCTTGTCACGAAAATGTTGGAGGGTGATGATCCAGATGAGCTACCAATCTTACCCGCGCATTTAGGCGGCTCATTTCTTTATGAGATTGAAGATATTTATGATGATGTAATCCTCGCTTTGGCATCTATGAATAGCCAGCAAATCGCAGATACCGTAAATCAGATGTTCTTGACAGTAAATATGTCAGGAATGCCGCCAGCACAACGTCAAGCCTATATCCGTGGTTTAGAAGGTTTGCTTAAAAATCATGAGGCTTATGTCCGTGATGCTTTATCAGGTGGTGAAGCAGTCTGGAATACTGCTTTTCACATGCTTCCGGTATTTGATGAAAAACAAGTTCTAAATCCAGTAGGTGATATCAAGAATCAACGAAGCTCACCTATTAATATTGAACAGTTCATGATTAATGTCCGTTTGCTGATGGGCGGAATTGGTCTAGATCCAAGCATGGTCGGTTGGGCTGATATGTTAACTGGTGGTATTGGAGAAGGTGGAGCATTCCATACCTCTGCACAAATCATGCGTAGGTCACAAGACATTCGAACAGCAGCTTCCGAAGGGATTAATCAAATTCTTCATTTGGATTGGGGGTTTGCTTACAACGAACAATTTGAGCCTGAAGATTACCCTTGGCAAGTTGAATACTATTCAAACCAAACTGCAGCAGCTACAGAAGAAATCAACAATGCTCAATCAAGAATGAATACAACATTACTTAAAACACAAGTAATCGCATCATTGAAAGAATCAAATTTAGATGTAGATATTATGGCGTACATTCTTGAGCGCGATACAGGTATGAAATATGAGGAAGCATTAACATTAGCTGAAAGTATTGCTAAGAGCCGTAAATTTCCAGAGGATGAAGAATAATGGCTTTCTTTGAATACGAAACGCAGAATAAAACTATAAATAACAGTTTTGGAAACGTTTTAAATCCGTTTAAAGAACGTTTTGCTAAGAATCCTGTCTTGTGGTCTGGTCTAACTGTTGATCGAGCTGTTTCACATTATCAGGAACTTTACGCATTAGGGACACTTTCAGCGGCCCATTTTGGAATTGAAATTCGCCCGTACCGTGCAAACAGTAAAATTGCTCAAGCAAATATTCCAATTTTTGATTCTTCAAACAAAGTTGCTTGGTTAGCCAATAATGTAGATGTATCACTACTAGATGCCCAAACCGATGCAGTGCATGTGGGGCATTTTCAACTCAACCATGTAACTGGTAATGCTTCAAATGAGTTGAGCATTTCATTTATTGAGACTAAAGAGGCAGCTATTGCGAATAGTGCTAAAGCTATAAAAGAAATAATGTTTAATAAAGATGGTACTCAGTCGCCACCAATTGAATACTTAATGAGATTAAAAATATATGCTTTTGATAAAGCTGCAAGAAATCAGAACCAATTTGAAATTGAGCATCTAGTTTCACTTCAAGCAGGCAATTTGCCCCTTGATGCCTCTAATAAAGCACATGCCATTGTTACTTTAAATTTCATCAAAATGTTTCCCAACTTAAAATAAGCTATGGAACTCATTGCCTTTATAGATTCACCTAATTGAGAAAATATCCTCAAACTAAAATGAGGATAACTCCGTGAGTGTTAAATCAATTTTCATTCAAACACACGCACCACATCAAAGCCGATTAGTACATGGTTTTGACTCCATGGTGAATAGTGGTGCTTGTTCAATTGGGTTTATTAAGGGTGATTACCGTCAAATTAATGCTTTAGTCACTGAAGATTACACGGAAAATGATTTCTGGCGTGTTGTAAATTTAAAAGGTAAAAAGGGTGGGATAGATGCGTTTGATTCTGTTGCGGTATTAGGCGCTATCGATGACCAGCATGCAGCTGATTTAGCGATACTGCAATTTGGCCGAATGTTTGATGCTAGTGTTACAGATGTTATTGAAACAAATCAATTTGGACTTAAGCGCCATTTATCATCACAACAATTTAATTTGACGGGTTCAAAACCGATTCAAAGATGGCAACTAGAACAATTACAAAATGTTGTAGCAGCTGAAAAACCTGAATGGGATGGAATCAATTTAATTTCTCATGAGGGTGATACTTCTAAGTTGTTATTAGATATGCAACGAAATGATGATCACAGCCAATTATTGAGTAAATTTGATGGGTTACCTACACTTTTATCTAGTCTAGGCGTAGAAGAAGCGCTTTACGACTCTATTATCGTTGATTACCAGCATTTAGAGCAGCTGTCTGCAATTTTGCATCACTCTATGGATCAGTTTTCAAAAACTGGCGTCAAAATCGTTAACGTTACGGAAAGTAAGCCCTTTAAGCATAAAAAAGTCCTTCAAATTGCTCTTACTTATGATTTTGATGACGGCCAAAACTTCACAATCCTTTTTCATAAGCCAGATCGATTATCAAAAAAAATTAGTCCAGCAGATTCATTAATTTCATGGAAGATTTTAATGAACAATCGGGATATAACTGCTGCAATCCAGCCTAATCAGGGAGAAGGAATTTCAATTCCAGTTCTCGCTGGTCGAATTATGAAGTTGATTAACCAAAATAGTAATCGTTTTAAGCGGTTACAATCTAAAAAAGCAGAAAAGGCCAAGGCTTTAGCAGATGCAGAACTACGCCTCGAGCAAAAACAAAGTCAATTAAATTCTTTAAGTGCAGAAATTTCCAATTTATTAAACGAATTGGATCAGTTGCAAAATACATTGTTAACCAAGCAATCTGAGGAAAATGAAGAAATCATTAAAGAGAATAGTCTCGATAATGAGTTACCAGATAGTATTTCTGATGAAGAAGCCGAACGTTTAAAAGCCGATTTAAAGCGTTTAAATGCTGATCCTGAATGGGCAGGTGAAGATGGTTTACGTTACCAAGCATTCTTTGAACGTATCAATAAGGCTCTAGAGGGGGACTCTGATGCGGTAGTTTGGGCACGTGAATGGATTTCTGAACTAGATGACCAGGCTTTGGCTCAACAGCAAGCAGAATTAGAAGCAAAAAAACTTATTGATGCCGAAAATGAAGCTAAACAAAAAAGAGATGAAGAAGTTTTAGCAGCACGTGAAGCTGGTATAGCTGAAAACAAAATGATGCAAGCTTGGTTAGACACTTTGGAAAATCCTGAAGATTCTAACAACATAGACTTTATGGCTTGGGTTTCAGATCGCCGTGGTGAATTCTTAAAAAACTGGAATGGGGCCGAAGGTTCACCAGAATATTTAACAGCATTTTATGAATATTCAAGAGCATGGGCAGATGAACATTTAGCGGATCGCCTCAGTAATAAAGAGCCAGCCCAAAATTCAGATAATGATGAATCTAAAGAACTTAATGCTCCGACAGAAGTTGAAGATCTTCAGCCTAGTACGACAAATGATGAAGGTAATCCACTTTACCGTTCAGTAATTGAAGGGCAGGTTAAAGTTAATCTTGAGTTATTAGAGCAAATTCGAGATGAAGCAGAAAAAGACTTAAATGATCCACTTCTTGTTCCAGCGGTGACAGAACTCTTGAATCAAGTGCAAAAAATGGAAGCGGAGAATATCTAATGACAACTTTAAATCTAATTTCTATTCAAGATATTGCTAAAAATCCATTAGTTGTAATTGATCAAATGATTAGTTTCTTTAAACCTAAACAGCCCTTTACTGGGCTATTGAAGGGTAGAACTAATAATGTGAAAACAGCCAAAGGACAAAAGATTTCTACTGTATTCGCTTTAGTTGATATTGATCAAGTAATTGCATCTCATACAGCAACTGGTGCGGAAAACCCTAATTATCCGCAAGAATTGCAGCCACGAGATCGTAGTCGTGAATCCTCACAAGCATGGGTACAGAAAACTGCTAATGATTTAGACCCCGAAAGCCTAGGCCGCTCAGGTCGGGCAGACACGGGAGCACCGATAACTGGTGATGATTTAGTTGTTGAATCAGGAAATGGCCGAACAATGGCAATCAAGCTTGCCTATGAGCGCGGTACCGCAGATGAGTATAAACAATGGTTGATTGATGAAGCTGATTACTTTGGCTTTAGCAGTGAGCAGGTCCAAGCAATAGCTCAACCAATCTTGATACGTATTCGTACAACTGAGATTGATAGAGCTCAATTTGCCATAGATGCTAACCAAGATGATAAGTTGTCTTTTACAGCAACTGAACGTGCTAAAGCTGATGCTAAACGTTTAGATGAGAATTTACTGGCTCTTTTTAACCCGAGTGAAGATGGCGATTTATTAGCAGTAAGTAATCAAAAGTTTATTCAAGGTTTTTTAAGTAAATTAGGTGATACAGAAGCTGCCCAGTACACAACGAAAGATAAAAAACCAACACAAGCACTGATAAACAGAATCAAGGCCGCAATTTTTAGTAAAGCGTACAATGATGATCGTCTGCTAGAAATGATGGCTGATCATACAAAACCAGATCTTCAAAATATGCTTAATGCGCTTGGTGTTGCTGCGCCTAAATTTATTGAAGCGCAAGCTATAAGTCGTGGAAATGTTCAAGATATATCAGATCAAATCGTTGATGGAATGGAGCAAGCCATTGATCAACGTGTTGCTAATGCAATTATTGATGCAGCAAATACCATTTTATCTGCAAAGCAAAATGATCAAGATATTGTTGAATTTGTAAAGCAGCAAGGGCTTTTTGAGGATCTAGGAGAAGGTGTTGCTGAGCTCGCCGTATTTCTCGCCAAGAATAGCCGCAGTTCAAAAAAAATGAGTATGTTATTTAAAGCATTAGCTGAATTTGCAGAGAAACAGGCTTTAGATAGCAGCAATATAGGTTTGTTTGGTGAACCTGAACCAGTAAGTGTAAAGGATGCTATCCAATATGCACAACAAGTGCTTGGTGATGATTTCATTAGTGTGCAAATGTACGATTCCTTGGTTGATTCCAGCAGTTCAAGTAAACCTAAAATAATTCGATTAACGAATGAGGGAGCTGAACGTTTTCACAGTGCTTTGAAAGTTAAAATTGATCAAAGTAATGACAAGGAAAATCAAGAAGGGAACAAAATTAATGACATTCTTTTTGAAGAATTAGAAGTTTAGATCTGGAACCTACTAAAAATTAGATACTTACGATCATTCAACATAGGAATGTAAAGTTCCTATGTTGAGGGATATATGTCCATCTTAAAGCTCAAACCAATCACTAAAGACACAGTATTGGTTGCGATTTATTACATGATTGATTTCATGCATTATCAGAGCAATATTGCTCGATTTTTCCTTCTTATAATCCATAAGCAAATAGAACTTAACTTGTCTGTAGCAAAGCAAGCTTTAGCTTTTGCCCGTCAAGAAAGTGACTTTCCAAAATTGGATGAAGTTATTGAAGTCTTATATAACGAGGCTATCAAAAACATTGATGAATCAGTTATCCAACACATTAATAACAGTTCCAGAAATGTTATTGAACAGCTAGAGACTATTGTCAGTCTTTTTGCTTGCGATAAAGAGCTGAAGCCATACACCACTAAAAAGAATAAAACATTACAGGTTATTGGTCTTAAAGGCATCAAATTAACCAAAGCTAAAGAGTTTGACCCCTATGCCTTTTATTATCAGGGTGAAATTCTTGTACGCTCAAAACATCTTAAAGCTATTCCAGACTCTCTTCTTTCAGAAGATCAGCAACTTGTAAAAGGATTATTCTTACATGTATCAAATACCAATTCAGATGTGGAATCAGTTGGCGAATTTCGTCTCAGATCCAGAGGACCAATTGTTTCTACAACTGGATCAGGAAAAGATGAACTTGAGGCTTCAGAAGCAGTCAGAAATGATGGAGAAGTTGGGGTACTCAGAGACAGTAATACTGGCTTACCAAAAAGTGATGATGCAAGTTTACTTGGCGGCCGAAATCCTAGAAATGAATCTTCAAATGGAGATAGTGGAACCAGTGCTAACCGGATTAACAGCAGCGGAAGCAGTGAACTATCTGGTAAGAGATCATCTCTTAAACGAGCAAGAGATCGATCAATTATACAATCTGCTAAATCAGTTAGAGCTGCCATAGATGAAAAGCTAGATGCTCAATTAAAAGCAGATAAGGTAGAAACTATATGGAGTGATGCTTCAAATATTGACGAAGCTTTGCCATATCTACAATCTGCACAGCGTGGTGATGTTTTTAAGACTGAAAAGCGCTTAATAGAGGAAAATCAGAAAGGTATTCTTTTTACTAATGGCACAGGTACTGGAAAAACCTTTACTGGTCTGGGTGTAGCAAAACGGTTTATCAATGCTGGCCTTAAGAATATTTTAATTGTTACTCTAAACGATAAAATCGCTAATGACTTTGTCAAAAGCTCAAGCCCTTTAAATATCAAGGCTTACAAATTAAAAAGTATTAAAGAAAATGGCGGTGAGGATCACTCAGTCGTGGTCACAACCTTTGCTAATTTTGGACAAAATAAAAGTTTAGTTCACAAACATTGGGACCTGATATTAATTGATGAGGCACATACTCTATCGCAATCATCCGATGGTAAAGCAACTGCAGCATTAAACAAACTAAGAGCCTTAACCGGGCATTTGCATGGTTTTAGTGAATGGTTTGAAGATAAATTTGCTGATCAGATGCCAATTGAAGAGCTCGATGAAGATGGTAAAGAAACAGAACAATACCTAAGTGCTTATAACAAAATGCAGATCCTTCGAAATGAACAACGAAAGATCTGGAATTTGAATTGGAAACACCAGAAAAGTAAGGTCAAAGTTGTTTTCTTATCTGCTACGCCATTTAGTTATCACTTTTCACTTGATTGGGCGGAAGGCTATTTATTTGATTATATGTCTCCTTCAGTATCTGTTGATGACCAAGGTAATTTAGCTGAAGGCTTTAGTAAGGCTCGAGAGCACTTCTATATGGGAAATCTTGGATATCGAAAGCGATATGGTAAGTTGACGCGACCAGAAGCTAAGGTGGATACAGGTGTACTTGAAAGACAGTTCGCCGAAAATCTTAAAAACACTGGTGCTATGTCTGGGCGGGATTTAGAAGTAAATTTTGACTATGATCGTAAATTCATTCTAATTGGCTCTCGTGTTGGTGAACTTATTGATGAAGGTTTAACTTATCTTCGCAATGGTTATAAAGAAATAGAAGGGCACAAAACACGAACTTTTGAAGAATGGGCTGCTCAGACTGGTAAACCAACCACAGGCTGGGGGCGTCATGCATCTATGCAAGAATATGATCGGTTATTCACTGGAAACCGTTTTAAAAACATATATGAAATTATTGCAAAACGCTTTGATTACTTAGCAAGACGCCGTTTGTTAGAAGCTATTAAAGCTGAAGCTTGTGTTGATATGGTGAAAAAGCACTTAGCATTAGGCCGTAAAGTAGTAATTTTTCATGATTATAACGAAGGCGGTGGTTTTGCACCTTTCTTGATTAGTAAGCTTGATATCGAAAAATATGAAAGCCCACTTAGAGAAGATATTGAGCTTGAATATAATACATTCAAAGAAAATAGACCGGATCTAGTAAATCTCAATCTTGATTATGAATCACCTGTTGAAACTTTAAAGAATGCATTTCCTAATGCTCTTTTATTTAATGGTCGTCTTTCAAAGCAACAACGTGAAACTAATGTAGCGTTATTTAATACAGATGATAGCGGGCACGATATTCTCATTCTGCAGTCTGATGCTGGCTCTACTGGAATTAGCTTGCATGATACAACTGGTAAACACCAGCGAGTACTCATTAATATCGGTCAACCAACAAAGCCAGCCAAGTTGAGACAGACGGAAGGGCGTATCTATCGAACCGGACAAGCATCAAATGCTATTCAGAGATACTTGACTACTGGTACTGCATGGGAACGGGCTGCATTTGCAGACACGATTGCTGGACGCGCAGAAACAGTAGATAACTTTGCAAAAGGTGCTGATGCTGTAGTAAGTATCAAAGAAGCGTTAATTCAGGCTTATGAAGAAGCTAAATATGAAGAGCCAAGTCTAAATGATGGTATTGGCGGTAAAGCATATGATGAAGAAAATGCCCGTATTGCTAAGTTAACCCCATTTGATCAAGCACTAACATTCTACTATGCCAAAGGCAAACGTTCTGAAAGTCGTAATAACCGCGAAGGTAAGGAATGGTATGCAACGCCTGAACCTCTAGGATTCAAAATGATTGAATGGGCAGGGGTACACACTGGCGATTCTGTGCTTGAGCCTAGTGCTGGTGATGGAGCTATTGGTCGTTTTGTTCCGCAGGATGTAGAGTTGACAATGATTGAACCGACTGAGTCTTTAGCTAGTCGTGCTCAAATGGCAAATACAGGTGCTAAAGTAATTGTTGATACATTCGAATCTTTAGAATCATTAAATAAGTACCATGCGATTGTGATGAATCCGCCATTTGGTCATGCTGGCACTTTGGCAATTCAACATATCAAGAAGGCTTTTGGTCATCTTTATGATGGTGGTCGGATTGTGGCCTTGGTACCACGTGGTTCGATGGATTCTAAAGTGGACGAATTTATTGATAGTACACCTGGTGCAATTCTGACAGCTGAAATCTGGTTGCCTCAATCGACCTTTAAAAATGCTGGTACCGCCGTTTCAACTCGTATCATCATTATTGAAAAACATGCAGGCTCTAATGATGTTCCAAAAACACGAGAATTAGACTTCACGCACCTTACAAGTGTAGAGGATCTATTTTCAGAAATTCGGGATATCGCAATGCCTCCTAGAAAACTACGCATTGACGAGCAGCTTGCTAAGTATGAACTTTATGTTAGAACTGAACGTAGCAAGTACGTTTTCAATGGCGATGGCGTTGATAAACCTCAGATCAAGAATATCATGCTTAAATTCTGGGGTTCAGAAGTAAATGAGTTTGATGAGATTGTTATGCCATATAACAAGTCTGCTGAAATCATTAAGAAGATTGATGAATTTGAGCAAGAGAACAATATTAATCTAGCTGCTTGAGATTCGGTTAAAAAATACGCTCATAATGGGCGTATTTTTTTTATTCTATTGAAAAAAAAGAATTAACCATTATTAATTAACCTTACAAACACTTAATAAAATAAAGGTACTTTTTATGAAACTTCAACAAGTTCAAGATATGATTTCGGAAAAAAATTGGTTTAAATTAGATGGTGTAGATGAATATATTTGTAAAGACGATATTAATTTGGGCCTCAAACTAGTAGATTGGATAGATATTACAGAGGCGGATTTGCCTACTAGTTTAGAAAATTTCATTTTTCATTTACAACAATATTCTAAGGTTTCTTCTATACAACAATGTACAGCAATTTTTAATTATAACTCTATCAAATTACAGTCTGTTAAATTATTTAAATTTACATGCAGTACCTATAACGACAGATTGAATGTATATTTTTCAATACCTTCAACATTCCAACTTATGAAACCAATTGGTGATTTTTATAGTTTAGAATTAATAAAATTCTTAAATAACGAGAAGGGGATTGCAGCAATTTATAAAGCATATGGTGAAATTAAATAAACATGGAACCACTTTGAAAAACTAATTAATAGAACCTTAATAATAGTCCTATCATTTATGGTAGGACTTTTTTATGTCCAAAGCTTTAGCATACGCACCAGCTGTTAATACAGCAAAAACTAAGTTACCCAGTACTGAATCAGATCCTTTTTATGGCTCAATTTCAAAGCATAAATATGCTGAATTTTCTCTTTGTGATAAAGATGGAAACCCAGTAGCATCACCAGTAATTCGTGCTTTGTTGACTGACGGCGACAAAAGTATTGAGAGCCAATGGCAAACTCCATTTGAAAATAGCAATCCAGAACTAAAAATGCCTATGTTAATGGCTAACTTGCAAACTGGGCAAATGCTTCAAGCTGCAGCTACTCTAGGCGAAAATTCACCATTTATTTCAGCATTAAGCGATATGGCATCAGGACCTTTAGCAACAGCTGAAAATGCGCTTAAGAGTGTGGAAGGGCGAACAAATTTAACCAAAGTAAATACAACTCAAGTATTCCTATCTACATCATCAGTACGCCTTAATTTATCAATTTTTTTCTTGGCTTTTAGTGATGCGAGAACAGAAGTTGAAGACAAGATCATGCAATTGGAGGCTTGGAGTGTGCCAGTTTCATTATCTTCTGAGTCTACACTGCAGAATGTTGTCAATGATTCAAATACTACTTTAGAAGGCTTGTTTTCAGGTGTCATTCCACCGTTTGTATCTCTTACTACTCACGGCAAAACTTATAAGCCTTTCATTATTGAAAGCGTTTCCGCGCCAATTGTCGCGCCCATTGATGAAAAGGGGAACCGGTTAAGTTTGGCCGTCAATATTAGTTTGTTGAGTCGAACTGCATGGGATTCGAAAGATATTTACTCATTGTATGGAGTCAAATAATGATTACATTTGATCCGGTGCCAATAGGCGATAGTACTTTTCAAATGCAAGAATTGAGTTTTGAGCAGTGTCTTAAAATTTCAATCATTGCGCCGAATTTAAATGAAAAAAGACTTACAGCTTTTCTTAAATCAGCTTTAGATAGTGTGTTTGATCCTTTGGTTTTAACTATTCAAGAACGATATTTACTGCTGCTGAAGTATCTTGAAAAACAAAGTAATACTATGTTGGAGGTGAACACAGACTGGTCTAAAGTTTTCCTTCAATCAGAAAATAATTGGAAAACTGAAACTACTCAAAATGGAATTACAGTTAGACAGCTTATTGGAATGGAAGTGGAGTTCTTAGAGGCAAATTGTAAGAATGTCGCTGAATGGATTGCCTGCATGATGGCTTTTCAGTTGAGTTATTCTAATCATGAGCACTTAGCTTTATTGCCGGATAGAACAAATCCTCAATTATTTGAAGAACAATTTAAGCAGCGGCTAGATTTCATTAAGAAAATGCCAGCTAGTGATTTTGATTTGTGCTATCAAGACTTTAATAATTTAAACAATGAGTTATTTACTCATTTACGGTTAAGCGTTGATAACTACGGTATTTTAGTGGAAAGAGGTGCAGATGACGCGCCTGCACGATTTCGCACCGCTTCCATCTTTACCGGAATCATCAAAGAGTTGGACCGATCTTTTGCTTGAGACAGCAAGTAGTATTTCTGAAAACTGCCCAATGCCTTTATCAGATGCTTTAAAAATGCCTTTGAGTTTTGAAAGTACTTACTTCAATTCATCTGCATGGGAAAACCGCAAGAAGTATTTAGAAAACGAAATTGAACGTCACAACGTATTCTTAAAATTAGGTCAAGAAGTCATTAAAGGATTAAATGCCCTAGCAAGTAGAGGCAGATAGTTTTCACATAGAAAAGTCTGAGTAATTCGGGCTTTTTTTTCGTGCTTTGTGTTTGGAACCTTACTCCAATTAGAACAACAACACTTGCAAAAATAACCACAAATGAAACGTGGGGAATAGGTCATGTCTGATCATCAGGCAATTGAAGTCACTGTCACAACTTTTGCTAATAAAACTACCTTCTGGAGTGGTTTAGCAAGCGCATTTGGTTCTTTAACTTCAATTAATTGGTTGAGCTATACAGGTGCAATAGTGGCTGTTGTTGGCCTATTCATAAGTTTCATTTTTCAGTGGAGACGTGACCGCAGAGAACGTAAAGAAAGTGAATTACGTGAAAAAGAAAGCGAATTACGAATCAAAGCTTTAGAAGCTCTAGAGCAAGATAATTTACGAAAGAGGAAAGATGAATGAAGTTAATTGAAAACAATGCTTGGCAGTATCTATCTGTTAAGTTACCCGCCGTAGGTGCATTCATCATGCTAATTTTATTGCCAGCACTACAATGGGGTGTTGATTATGAAGTTATTCCTGAAAAATATCATGCATTTGTTACTGGTACTTTGATGCTTGTTCTGTCATGGATTGGAAAGAAAATTTCTCAACCACGACTTAATGGCCCGCAATTAACAGGCCAGTTAGTAGGGATCAATTCTTTATTGAATATCCCAACACCAACAAAGCCTGATGAATTAGCTTGGATTGCAGAAGCAAAAAAGCATCTTGGCCTTCAAGAAATACCTGGTAAACAGCATAACCCAACTATTTTAAAATGGCTCTCGGAGCTAAAGGCTTGGTGGGCTGACGATGAAACGGCTTGGTGTGGGACCTTCGTTGCACATTGCTTGAAATCAGCTGGAATTGCTTATCCTAAGCATTGGTACCGTGCATTGGATTATGTGAATTATGGTACAAAATTAGCTAAACCCGCTTACGGTTGTGTAGCTATTAAAACTCGAAAGGGTGGTGGGCATGTTTGTTTTGTAGTTGGCCGTGACAAAAAGTCTGGAAAGTTAGTATGCCTTGGAGGCAATCAGTCAAATAAAGTTTGTTATGCACTTTATAATGACTCTGACTTTCAAGAATTCAGATGGTATGGTCGTACAACTCAACCAGCAAGTAAGCGTTATACATTGCCACAATTAAAAGGCGTAACAGCTACTAGGGTTTTGGAAGCCTAATGAAGTTACTGTTACTGAGCTTTCTTTTATGTGGCTGTACGGCCCATACAATAAATAGCAACGTAAACGTATCTATTTGCGTTAAAGCACTTTAAAAAAAGCCCTGAATATTCAGGGCTTTTTTATTAATTATTTATTTCTGCATCGTAGACTGTTTTTAAAGAGGCTTTTAGAGCTTCATCATTTGTACTATCAATGAATTTCCTCATTTTCTCTTTGTATTCAAGGTGTCCAGCTTTATATTTTACAAGTAAGTATGAAAATTCAGCTTGCTTATAATTTGGGTCCTTCTTATTTTCTGGTTTGTTCAGCTCTACTTTTAGAACCTCTGCCACATAGTCATAGCACCTATTAATCGAAGTGACATCTTTCCCTTGTAATGCAAGTAACTGACATCTAAATGTAAGTCGTGCTGTGTCATTTGGTTTCTCTACTAGCTGCTTATCATTTAAGGCGTGAGCTTTATCATAGTCATTCAAAATCATATATATATTCATCTGAAGAAGCTCACGTTTTCGCTTATCTGTGATTTTATCGACCTCAGGAAGTATCTCTCGCATATGCTTTTGAAAGACTTCTTTATCTTCCATAGAGTATTTTTGAACGTACTCATTATGTTTATTAATAATTTTCTGATCTTCAGCAGATAAGGCTTTAGGCGCAGGGGTCTCAGTTTTTACTTCAGAATTTTTAGTGTTATCAGATGCATTGCTGCATCCACTTAGAAGTGCTGAGCCAATGATAAATAGGGTTAAATACTTTTTCATGCTTTACGTCTTGCCGCCGAAGTTATTGTAAACTCATAAGTTACGTCTGGGGGAGAAGTTACGACTACACCGCCATCAAATTTCGCATCATATTTCATTGTAAGCTTTGCCTTAATTACTTCTAAGTCTGGTGCGGGTAGCTTAATCTCGCAACTACCTACAGGTTGTTTTTCATTTGCAGTATTCCAGTACCCTTTACCGACTTTTAAAGTGATCGTGTCACTTATCTGTTTATCTTTCTTAAATAAGCGAAGCACAGCACGCGGGATGATTGTTGCATCAGCTCTAACAGTAGGTGGTAATAGGGTTGCAGTTACAAAGAGTTGATCTTTTTTGACTCGGTGGGTTACTTCAAAGTTACAAGCGCCCGATACTATTTGTGACATTACACCAAATAAGTTTGTTCTATCTTGATCGTATGGCATTAACATCGTTTTGAATGGGACCATTGTTGTTTTATTTTGTTCTATGTAGTAATTCTCGTACTCATCTTTTACAAAGCTGTCTGTTGTTGGTTGTTTTTGAGACATTGGGGCTGGTGATGATTTAGCAGCAGAAGATGCGGATCCACCGCCGTTGTCTTGAACGACCAAATGTTGTTTAGGTAGAAGCTTACAACCACATGAAAGAGAGTCATTAACACGAGCTGCAGCTTTACCGAAAATCTGCATATTCGGATCGCCAGATACAATCGTTGCGACAATTTTATGTGTTGGGCAGGTTGCTTTATCACCGACACAAGCAACGGCAATGCCATCAATTAGAAACAAACTGTTCCCTGAAATTACTTGGCCGCCTCCTGTGGTGGGGCAGCCGATTGTTATATATGGGGTTGCCAAATCAATTCCATCTTATTTTATTGAAGTCGAGGAATGTTAACAAAGTGAAATAGACAGTGCTGTATAGTTTTATTATACGGTACTGATCACGAGTTAAATACTTGCCGGAGTGTTGATATTGATATGAAAGTCGACTAAGCAGGGCTATTTTTTTGATTTTTTAATATAGTCATTGTTAATTTTCCTAGTTTCACGGTTTTTTAAATATGTATATATTCTTGCCTTGATATGATAATCAAACCAACTAATCATTTTTTGATCGGTTAGGTCGATTTCTTCATATTCTTCATAATGCTCAAAAGTTTCTAATTGAGAATGTATTTTGAAATTTTGCCAATCAATCACTCCATCTTCCAAAGCCTTTTCAATAACATTTTTAATATGTAAAGTACCATTTTCCATTTTTAATTGTTCAGTATCAAACTTTAATTTACCTTCTAATAGTGAACTTTCTGGATTTTTACTAATAGTAATAAAGGAATTTTCACCATTCTTTGTTATTATTTCAATAAAGTATAAAACATTATTTCCAACTGGAATCCCATTTATAAATTGCCCTTTATGTCTAATAATTAATCCTGTGGAATAATGACTCAAAACTTTATTTATAATTTTTTTGTATCTTAAATTGCTACATACAACGATTCCTTCTGTAGTATCTAAGACTATTTTTTTCTTTATTTTTTTATTATTAATAATATCTGGAAGATTAACAATTCTTTTTACGCCCGCCATATACACGAAATGTGGTTCAAGTTTTTGGTTTAAGGTTTCATAGGGCTTAAGTACAAAAGTTTCATCATAACCATCGATTAATTGAATATAAATATTATGACCAACTCTAATAAATATTTTATTAATTATGACAGGCTTATCTTTTTTATTAACTAAAATGATTGAAGAAATGTATCTTTCAGTGGATGAGAAATCACTACGAAGTGTAAAAGTTGCTGCAATACTATTTCCAGACTTTCTTAAATAATTTCTAGCAGTTACATATAAAGCTAGTAAGGAAATTAATAGTGTAGGAAGAAAATATTCTGGAGTTAGTTTTAAAAAATCTTTTAAATTTATATAATAAATTGGCTCAATACTTGTAAAGTATATTATTGAAAATAGGGTTAAAGAAAAGAATGCTAATAAAAATATTCTATCAATCATCGAGTTCGCCAAAAAAATTTTTAGTATTAAAAACAATCAATCATTTATAGTCAATAACTCATCCCACTGAAAAGGATTTCTACTCAATTTATCTCTACTCATTGACCAATTGCGACCTGGTACATAACATGTACTTATACCAAGTTTTCTCTTCCCGAATTTTGTGTGTACGTTATCTAGTGTTTTCATCAATTGTTCTTTCTTTTCTATAGCTTCAAAATCTGTGAGAAGGTCATAAGTGTGACCAGATTTAGGTTCTAGCCCAGTCAATATAACCCCACATTTTTTATACCTAATACCTTCTTTATAAATGTGAGATACCATTTTTGTTGCAGCTTTTACGAAATCTAACGCATAATCTGTTGGTTGTGAAAATGAGCCGGTTATTGACTTGTTATAAAACGGTACATTTTCATCAAAAGGACTTGATTGAACAAAAACAATAAGACAGCCGCATAATGATTCATCATCTCTCAATCTCTTACATGCTTCTTGTGCATGCATGGCTATTGCTTCTTGTAGGTCAATAAGTTCGGTAACTTTCGCACCAAAAGAACATGACTTAATAATTTGCTTTTTAGATGGCGGAGTGTCTTCAATTTCTAGGCAAGAGATGCCTTGTAGCTCGTTAATAGTACGAGCCATAACAATAGAAAAGCGTTTTCGCATTTCACGTGGTTCAGCACAAGCTAGATCAAGCACTGTATTAATTCCCAGGCTTTGCAACTTTTTTGCATGTTTACGGCCGACCCCCCAGACTTCACTCACATCTATTTGAGCAAAGTAATATTCTTTATTGCACGGATCCATGTTTACGAGATCGCAAACGCCGTTAAAGCCTTGATTTTTCTTAGCTATATGATTGGATATCTTTGCCTCCGTCTTGCTGCGACCAATACCTACGCACACGGGCAAACCAATCCATTTCCAAATCTTCGCTCGCATATCGTGACCGACTTTTTCTAAATCAAAGTTTTTCTCATAAGCGGTGAAATCAACAAAACATTCGTCTATAGAGTAAGGTTCAACTTCTTCATCAGTAACGTAAGATGCAAGAATCGTATGAAAGCGCCGTGACATTTCTGCATACATTGCATAATTACTAGAAAGTACGATTACGTTATGCTGCTGAACAATGTCTTTGATCTGAAATAGTGGCACACCCATTTTTATGTTTAGAGCTTTTGACTCATTGCTACGTGCCACGGCGCACCCATCGTTGTTACTGAGAACAATCACAGGTTTATTATTCAAACTTGGATCAAAAACTCTCTCACATGAAACGTACATGTTATTGACGTCAATCAAGAAAAAGACCTTGTTTTCATGTTTCATGATTTTCTTATCATTTTAATGACGCAGGTGACAACGCCCCAAATTATTAATTCCTGTTCTTCTGAAAGATAAATATTTTTATATTCTGGATTTTCTGCTTTGAGCCATTTCCTAGACTCTTCGATCATTAATCGCTTAACAGTAAATTCATTATCGATTAGTGCAACAACAATATCGCCGTGTTTAGCATCTAAACTACGGTCAACAATTAGTTCATCATCAATATCAATACCAGCGTTAAGCATCGAAAGCGAAGCAACTTTGACAATAAATGTAGCGGTTTCATTTTTGATTAAGTGCTCGTTCATATCGAGCGCTTTATCTACATAATCTTGAGCTGGACTGGGGAAGCCTGCTGAAATCTTTTCAAGTGCGTAGGGGACAAGCATGTGTGTTGATGGTACAACTAGCTTGATAGACATAACTTCAGATAAAAAAAGACTTTTTTGCAGAAATGGTTTTATCTGGATAATGGACGGTGCAATTTCGCTCATACTTTTCCCCTAGCTTGATTATGTAACATATTCAAGATGATATTCTAGAGATGAGCATAAATTCAAATTTAAAAAGCTGTGGATAAACAAGTAGAAGTCAAAAATTGACGTCTTTCATTGTGCATTTGGTCGGAAATTCTTCAGTTCTGATCTTGGCTGAGCAGTGAATTCATCAGCTGGCATATCTAAGAAAAAGTCCATTGCTTCCTCATGCTTACAATGAAGCCAGTCGTTCCTTAATTCAGGAGGAATAACAATAATAGAGTGCTTTTCATCAGTTGGCGCGTGAAATTGCTTCATAAAAGGGTGATGGTCAGAATTAATTGTGAGCATGCTCATAGATCTTATTTCTTCGCCGTTTACGACAGCATATTCATAAATACCAGTTATAGTAAAAGGCATAGCATCTTTACGATAAATTCCCCACCACTCAGGCTTATTATTTATATATTTTGGCTCAAAGATTACATCAGCTGGGATTAAACAGAATGTTTTTCATCCATGCATTACGAAAGCTGGGCTTTTCGTGAACTGTTTCAGTTCTTGCGTTATAAGTATTGTGGATCTTTTTAAGATCTTTAACCCATTGGGCGACTAGGCCAAAACGAGCTAAGCGCCATTCCATTTTTTCCTTTTTTGAGAACAATAGGGGGGCTTCATAGTTAGGGTAGATGTGAGATTTATATTCAAATGTTGGCTCAAACAGATCCAGCAAGTGAATTCTATCTTTTGCAATTGGTTGGTAATTTGAGCACATTTAATTATCCTTTTAAAAATTAAATTGTTTATCTTTATAAAAATAACAATAATAGAAATCCATTTGATTAAGAATAATATTTTCGTGAAGAGTGAGTTCATCGATAAAATCCGTACCTTTTGTCTTTGAACGTTCAACTAAAAATAAAAAATGAAAAATATTTAAAAAATAAGTGTTTTGAAGTCCGTGAGGATCCGTAATTTCAATGCTAGTTTCCGGCTTTCGGATTTCAGTAGAAAACGCATCAATCATGCTGTTAATAGGCTCAACATATTTATTAGTTTCTGGGTCATTTGTTGACTTAAGAGAAAAATAAGGTAAAGATCTTAAAAAAGCGCGTGATAAGATGGGGGAATGTAAGGTTTGATATTCCAATGAACTGACACTAATTTTATAAATATTTCTACCTTCATATGAAAGCTTTTGTCCATCTTTGAAAAAGATATTATTAAAATTTAATAAGAACCGTTTATGTCGGTTTAGTTGTATTTGAGAATGAATGAAAGATCCTGCCAAGTCATCTAGAATTTTATAGCCATTTCCTTGTTTTGATGTATATGAAAGTGCACGACGTTTGATTTCTAGGAAAGCAATACTTTTTTTATTGTGGATTACTAAGTCAACTTCCAAAGATTCAGAAGAAATGCCTAATTGCTCTCTTTTTTGACGTCCAACTTTATAGTCATTACTTCCAATAAATTGAAGAGATGTTGATCTTAGAGAATGTTCAGCAAAGTTCTCTAATATTTTTCCTTGGTCTTTATAAGTAATATTAGAATCAAGAAGTAGTTTTACATAAGCATTATAGAATCCTATAAAGAAAAAAGAGTGATTCAAGAAATAAATTCGATTATTAATATTAATAAAGGGTTTTTCTTTATAATCATTTTTTCCTAAATCATAGATAGTATAAAATTTAGAGTTGATAGATGAATGAGTAAGTAGTGAGGAAATTTTATTGGATATATCTGATGGATACTTTTGATAAATATAAGAAATACTTGTGGTTATATCTTGTATCTCATTGAAAGGTGAATTAAATATAAATAAAGCTAATTCAAATGTTAAATCTAATTCAGGTTTTTTAAACTTATCTTTAATATATTTTAGATAATCAAGTATAGACTTTGGGTCATATTGCTCGATTTTAAGTAATTGATCACCAATTACATGTTTATCAATAAGACTTAAAATAGAAGTAGAATTACTATAAAAATATTCGAAGTTTGAGTATTCATAATTTTGAAAATGATGTAATGAAATATAATATTTTGAGTAGTCAAAGACTGATTGTATTTTTTTTATGTTATCATCATAAGTTAAATTTATAGGGGCTAAATGTTTTAAAGCTTTGTTTAAGATGTATCCCCAAGGAAAGATTTGTGTGTTAGATTCATTAACAAAAGAGTAAAATTGAGTGTCATATAGTTTTGGAATTACTGAAAATATGGCCGGAATTGAATTTCGTCCTATTTTTTTAAATTTATTATCTATTACATTTTCAATTTCAAAAAGTTTGTTTTTATTAAGCTTTCCATTAGAATAAATTTTATTAAAACCTTTATTTTTAAAAAAATTAATAGATTCGGTAAAGCATCTTACTTTATCTGAAATATGAGTGTGAGGTGCTAAAAATAAATTTTTATTTTTTGCATCTAAACAGTATTTATAAGAATTAACAAAATTTTCTTTATTGTTATTAAATTTATTGTCAGAATTGAAATTTGATAATATAAAGCTTAAGTTTTCATATATTGATTTGTAAATTTCTTGATTAGTTAAGCTGTATTGAATTAGAAAAGAATCTCGTAATTCGAGATAGTAACTATAACTTAAGGTGTTTCCTAGTAGTTTTTGATTAAAATATTCCTTAATTTCTTCAAGGTTTAATTCATGCACATTATTGTTTTTTATGTGCTTTTTGTGTAATTTTAAAACAAAATTAAAATCTATCATTAACAATCTCACAATAATATCAATATAACAATACTTAAAAGATTTAAATTTAAATCTTTTAAAAAAAGATACAACCTATAAAATTAGTAATTTTTTATTTATTAGCACAGTGTGGATGTTCCTTAATTTATTAAAATGACAATTTATAAAATCTCTAAATATTAATCGGTTTAATCAATACATTTAGTATTAATAAACTCAATAATAATGGCTAGACATTCTCTAGAACCATCAATTTGGTCCTTAAGATTACTATTGCCTATATGCTCTTCTTGAAAAAATTCATCAGCCATTTGCCATGATTTAATAACTTGAATTACATCTTCTTTAGTCCATTCTCTAGCTTGTCTAGCTATTTCATTTTCATCAAAATATTCGGCCATTTTTAATTACCTATAATTCATTTCATTTTTAATATTTAAATAATAGTCAGAGAGTTAAGTTTATCCAACCATTTTCTATAAGCTTCTATTTGTTGTGGAAGGTATTCATAATAATCGTATGTACCTTGCTCACCTGGCATAACATGCCCAATCATGAGTTCAGCAACATCACGACTCGTGAATGCACTAAAGTTTGTACGAGCTGTTCTACGTAAATCGTGAAGTGACCAGTGGGGCATATGAAAGTTATAGTGTCTTCGCAAACGCTCCATAACATTCGCAGCAAGAGAATTTGAGGAACCGTGGCCCATTGGTGTTACATCATCATCATTAGTTAAGAAGTACTCACTATCATTCAATGACATGGCTTCAACAATTAACTCTTCCATTTCTGGCAAAATTGGACGAACAATTTCTCTACCTGTTTTTTTCCCAACTTTATTATTTTCAACTGGTACGATCCAAACCTTACGCTTTAAATCAAAGTCACTTTTTAGAGCTTTCCTTAGTTCGCCGTTACGACAGCCATACATTAAGCATAGTTTCAAAAAGATCTTATTTTTAAGTAAAGCTTTTGATTCATCGATAGCCTTCCAGACCATGGTAATTTCTTCATCAGTTAAGACACGCTTACCTCGATTCTTTTCAATACCTAGATCTTCTTTAGCATATATATCTGATAAAACGTTCACTTCCACAATTTCACGTTTTTTGGCCCATTTAAGAACTTGCTTTGCGTTAGTTAAAATTCTTTCAGCGATTGAAGGCACTTCTTCTGCTAACTCTTCAAGAATTGCTAGCCATTGCTGCAATGTAATTCTTTCAATAGGTAAATCACCAATTTCATCGAAAACATGATGTTCAAATGATCTTCTAATATCCTTGGCGGACGTTTTCTTTTTAATACAGTAACTTTCATACCAATCATCGAACACTTCTTTAAGTGTGCTCGCCTCGATATATTTCTGTTGTTTTACACGTTCTTCAACTTTAGGGTTTTGACCTTTATCTAATAGCGAACGCATTTCACTAGCTTTAATACGCGCATCTTTAAGCGAAAGGTGAGGATAGGTGCCTAAATCTAGTCTTTCTGCTTTTCCAGCAAACCGGTATCTAAGCTGGAACACAACTTTACCTTTAGGTGAGATTCGAACACTCATTGCGTCACGATCTGCAATCTCTTCAACTTTCTCACGAGCCTTGCCATTATTGGCTTTAAGCCATGCTTCTGTTAAAGCCAT